TCAGGTAAAACCGGCAACAACAGATCACCTGTACTTGGGAAAATCTTTTTAAGATTTAACAGAAACTTAACAGGCTGATCACCGGGATAATCATTAAATTGCACATGTTGTTCGGTATCTGTTAAATAAATAGAGAGCATTAAAAATTTCCAATCGTAAGTTTTTGTTTTTAATAAGTTAAAAAATAACCTATCAAAATTCTATCAAAACTTTAGAAAAACAGTATTTTGAAGTGTTGCGTATTCTAGCAATTATGACAGCTTATTCAACGTTAATTCGCCATTAATTAACGAAAGGAAATTGTATGTGCGCGAACTAGGAATCTATAAGTAATGAGCGGGTCCATCTGCTAGATCTATTCGAACCTACTTTCGTAGTATAAAGCCGATGTTTATCCGGGTTACGACTGCCCTCTTATATTTCCACACTTATGACATTCTCACCGACTTTGAGCATATAGAGAAAAAGGAATGTTTGATGAAAGCTATGGATGGTATCCATAGTAAGTTTGGAAAGAAAAAACTCGGTGTCGGACCATGTTTTGTTCCTGGTCGAAACTGGTCGATGTGGCGTGATAAGTTGAGTATGAATCCATTTTGGTGGATGAATTAAAGAAATAAAGGATAATACTTAAAATTATTTAATTTTATGTATATGATAACCTTTAAATTATTAAAATGAATATTTGAGAAAAGAATGAGGTTTACGAATGTTGTTTTTACAGGATTTAAGACTGGTATAAGCATACCTGAAGATTGTGATCTAGTGGCGAAAAAAGTACATTTTAAAAATGTGGGAACTTGCTATGAAATCAGAAAGGCTTACTCTAAAACAAGTACACAAAACACAACTTCAATAACAGATGATAAATTAAATCTAGATATAAAAAATGTTATTCAAAATCTTTACAATTTAGAAATACAATCAAAAATAAATAAAGACTTTGAAAAACTTAACAAAATAAGAAAACTCAAGGGTTTGATCGGGTCTAAAAAATTTGTTCCCGAATATTTAGCCTTGTGGGATAAAGGGTGAAATGATTCCGACTATTGATGAAACAAACCCCAAAACCCCAACAATATTACTTTTCAAAAAATTTGATAACCCAGTTCTATAGGTAGCCAATTCAATAGAATCAGTTTTAATATCATCCAGTTCTTTAATAGATTGTATAAATTTCTCTATTACTTCAGTAGGTGTTCCATCAACAACACTTTCTAAGATTTTCTGCTTTAACTGTTCTTCATTCTCTCTAATATGAAATACAGTACCTACTCTGGTAGCCTTAGTTTTTGTTATTTCAATTTCTGCATCTTTGGGAGCATCAAGTACTTTGCCACAATCAGTCGCTTCAGTTTCACTTATTTTAATCACCCTAACCTCCAAAAATGAATAATTTTCAAAAGTATAAACATAGAACTAAAAATTAAATATTTCAATATATTAAGAAAAAAATATTTATTCATATTTATTTGATCAAAGTCCTCCTTAAAGAGCTTTTACACAAATCCTCACACTTACATTACTATTAATAGTATGAGCTGTGCATGCTGATAGTAGAATGCACAGCAAAGCGAGAACCTTCATAGTGAAACTCGGTTAGCGATCCAACCATAGAAAAATTGCTCTTGGCTTTTATTGCGCTCACAGATTTCGATGTAACGTTGGCCCTGCATGATATTAAGAACTCGAACTAATACCATCTCTCCTTCTTTCCCACGTTTGGCCAAGTAAGTTTTAAGCGAATTTAGAGTAGCTGATCCATAAATTCCATCAACTGCTAGATCTGGCCAGCCTGCTTTACCTTGGTTATTCAACAAATTCAAAGCATGTTGTAAAAGTGGTTTTGCAAAGCCAATACCACAATTTACTCCAGTATCTAAAAGCTCTTCAGCTACTGCAGACGAAATGGCATTTATCTGGTCAAATCGCGGAGCTGTCCAGTACTGCTTTTTATAAATGGCTTTGGCCACTTCAAGCGGTAAATCTCTCATGTTGCCCTTAAAACCATTAGCACGCGCTACCGCTTCAGTAATACCGTATTTGGTTGCCCCTCCACGGTCTGCTGGATTGTTTACATACCCACCTTCACGCTTAATAAGTTCTTCAAGATATTGTTCAATGTTCATTTCACTTTCCTTTAGATGTAAAAAAACCGCCCGAAGGCGGCTGTTGATAAAAATTAGTTAATTCGCTTTTTTACAAAGCTACTCCGCAAATATCCTTAGTACCTGTTGGATAAGTTTGTGTAATTTTTGATTGATCCAGTAGGAACTCGATCGAAACATCTTTGTTCGCATCAGTTGCTGCTAAATTAAAAAAATTAGAGGTTAATGAAAAATATAGGTTATCGAGTTTAGAAGGAAACGTTGCAAAATAACCTTTGTTAACCCCATTAAAAACTAAACCAACTTGATTAGAGTTCTGATTAATATAGATACCAATTTTTTGGTAGCCATCGGAAGTAACTTCCGGAGCTAAGTTAAAAAGATCAGAAACTACCGCACTATCATTTGATGTAGTTTTAATATAAAAGTTATTAACCGTAGGTCCATGTTGGTACGCAACTATAAAATTCACAGCCTTACCATTCTGCATAATGCCTGCTGCAAGAGTTGGGAAAATATTTACATAGCCTGTATTACCTAATGTAGGAACTTTAATTTTATATTCAAAAGCTATAATTCCAGTGGTGGGTATAATTTTGTCACCACGTGTATAGAGCGAAGCTTGAGAATCATTTGCTGCTAATACCCTTGTCAGATAATCCTGACTATAAGCCGCATAAATTGGACTTTGTTGAGATGTCTTATAAGAAAACTTATTTCCTGTAATAGTTGGAAACTTCTGAATAGAAGTATTACCTAAAGATTGCAACTGAGTTAATGTTGCATCAAAGCTATACGTACATTCAGCAAATACACTACTGATTCCACTAAAGCCCATTACTGTTGCTAAAATAATATTTTTCACGTCGTTACCCTGTTTTTATTTTGAACATTCAGTATAAACAGGTCTCTAAATAATTTAATTAAATCCGACAAATGACAGAAATATATGTGATCTAGTTAATAATACCGCCCAAAGGCGGTTAACTATTTTGAATATCATCTTTAGCTTTCTTAAACTCTTTGATCACTTCAACAATTGTCTTGCCCTCTTGCTTGTCAATAAAGTTAAAGATCCATCTGACCAAAGCCCAACCTGGTAATCCGCAAACAAAGAAGAAGCCTCCTAACGTAATCATCCCCCAAATATCGGTAACCCATTCATGAAGGCCCCACTTCACAATGATGAATGAGCCACCTGCCAAACTTGATACGACTGTACAAATAAGGCCGACTGCCCATTCTTGAGGTGAGCGTGGCATACGTGTCATCAAAACAACTGCTGCAACTAATGCGACCGCTAAAGTCACCATAATTGCTGCACCGTAAAATTTTAAAAGTGCTGTTAAACCGCTTGTGGAAACTGGTTCCATTTATCTCTCCAGAAAATTTAGGTAATAAAAAACCCTAGCTTTTCAGCTAGGGTCTGTGAGGTTTGTTTGTTGGTTACGTAGTGGTTTCTACATTAGCCTTTGCAGCATTTCTCCTACTGATCTTATCTTCGAAAACCATGTAAATGAAGAACAAGAATATTGGAAATAAGAAAGAAATCTTAGTCAGCATGAAAATTAAAACGAAAAGTTTATTACTAAAACCTTTAACATTTAAGATAAGTAAAATTAATAAAAATAGCCCAATCACCCCTGTTAAAAGATAAGTAAATACAAAGAGCGTAGCATCTTGAATAGAAGCAATATTTCGCCCATATGCATATTGTTCTTCTTTGTAAATGTGTAGATCGTAAGAGTATAGACCCGTACCACCAATTAAAAGAACTGGATTATTAAGTCTAGATTCCCATGCATACTCAACCAAATTAGTTCGTAAAATAGTATTAGCGTTATCAGATACACCATCTGAGAATCGGTCTTTCTGAGAATTATAACCAAAATAAACTAATGGCAATCCAATAATAATTGCTGTAATTAGAATCTTTGGGCGCTTAATTAATCCAGATTTTAGCAACATTGTGACTAAAAGTAGAGAGCCGACAAGGAAAGCAACTGAGGATAAGGTTAAGATAATCGAAACTGGTAGAAGAAAGTCTTTCTTTTTAAAGTTACTATTTTTAACTAGGTACGGTAGATACAATGCCAAGGTATAAGCAGCAAAGTTAGATGGCTCCCAGAAAAGTCCAGCAGGTCGAAATACTGTCGAGCCGCTATAATCCATTGATGTACGCTGTTCAATGCCAAACATTCCTAACAGATCAAACTTCAGTCCAACTCCATAGTAAAGTGCGAACTGTATTAATAGATAGAAAATATGGAATAGCGCTACTTTCCTAAGTATTAATGCATAATCCACTTTATTGAAAGACCAAAAGATCATTAATGCAAGAATAATTAATGAAAGCCGGTCTAATATTTTAAAAAAGAACGTATCTCTATCATCAGGGATTTGCAGGTATATGTTTGGAAAGAAAAAAGCCAAACTTGTATAAACAATAAACCCAACCAACATGATTACTGTTGGGACAAGTAAAGTTTTATTAAATTTCGCCTCAAATTTAATAGTCAAAAGATAAATCAAAAGAAAGCCTATGCCGGCTATGCCACGCAAGCGGAAGTAACTATCAATAGATATACAGAAGACCGCCAAGTACAGAAAAACTTTATTGTTCATTTAAGCAAGAGTAATTGACTATTTGAATTGTTAAATATATTAACAAGAATGTTTATTTTTTTCACTTAATTTAACAAAGGTTCCACTACTCACCAATTGTGTAAACTTGAATGATATGTAGATCTTTGGTAATTTTGTGTATTTATTAAACAGCATTGAAAGATGGGCGTAACATCTAAACTATTGGTAATTAAAAAATATATAGATTAGTTATTCATATATAAAATAAACTAATTTTTAAATATTTCAAAATTATTTTTCTTAAAATCCGTTACTTGATCAATAAAAAAGCATCTAGTTAGATGCTAAATTTTTGGTACTAAAAATCCCGACTAAAAAGTCAAAGCTTGGTAAATTTTGTTGAGCGTTGTCAATCTTCAGGCTATTTAAGTAAAAATTTTAAGATTCATTTAAAGCAATATACTTACACTTTAGTAGAAATAGATTTCAAACAAAATAGTTTTGGAGATATAAATAATGAAAATAAAACTAAACCCATATATATCAATAGGTTTATTTTTAAACTTATCATTAACCGCTTGCGCCAACCAAACATTACCCCCAACAGTATCAGCAACAGCTATACCCACAAACACTCTCATTCGTGATGATATTCCTGTCAAAGAACTTACTAAAATCGAGGCGTTTACAGGTAAAAAAGGTGAAATTCAAAGAATCCCGTCAATCTTAAAACTAAAAGGTAATCAAATTTTATATTTTTGGAGTGGTGGTGTTGAAGGCTATGATGGAGATCTTGAGGGTGCAAAATTATACAAAAGGATTCTTCAATATAATTCTAAAGGACAAATTGTTGATAATGGAAAAAAAGAATTATTTTTCTCATCCCCTGATTTAAAGGGAGTGGCTAAACAACCCATGTTGGGTAGAACTAAAGATGGGAGAATTATATTGATGTTTAATGTAAGACAGCCATCTTTAGAGAAAAATGGATATCGAATCTATAAGATTATGCTTGCATTTTCAAGTGATGAAGGAAAAACTTTTACTAAACCAATAGAGATTCCTAATAACCCTATTGCAAAAACACAGTCTCTTGGTACTACTGGCACTATTTTAACTCTTCCATCAGGTCGTTTAGTTTTTCCTGTTTATTACATTGATTATTTAAGTGCAATAGGAATGGTATATTCCGATAATTCTGGTGTAACTTGGAAATATGGACAGATATTTAAGCCAACATATACAGTTCCTTTTGAACCTTCTATTACCCTAGATGAACATAATCACATTATCATTTCATCCAGAACTTCCAACCAACCTTTCAGAGAATTATCAATTTCCACTGATGGTGGTGAAACTATTCAAGATTTAAATTTAAATAAAGAACTTATAACACCTCCTGTTGCGGCTTCAATTTTATATGATGCTGATAATAAGTTTTTTTTACATAGCTCCCCAACTGGAAATGCACGAGATCACTATAAAATTCAGCTGAGCTTTAATGACACCAAAAATTGGGGGAAAAGTTATTCGCCCTTTCCTCCATCTTTTTATATAGGTTATTCACAAATCATAAAATTAGACAAAAATAGTTACGCCGTTGCTGTAGAAGGGCTAATGAATAAATATGTTCTTAATAGTTCTGAAAATGTTGGGATATTTATTTTTAATAAAAAAGAGTTATTTGACCATATTTCACAATAAAAATTTCCTCGTATATCCCTAATATAGAGAATTAGTTAAAACTATAAAATAAAAGGATGTGTATACATCCTTTTATTTATTGTTAGGATAAAAGAGACTAATAAATCTATTGTGCTAACAACTTGCCAAGATAAGCTATTCACATCAGATATATCATTAAGTGAGGTTCTGGATGCTTTTAGCTTCTTGAGAAGTCAATTTTTGAGTAGTCACTTTTTTGCCAATCTTGATAAAAGGTTTCTCATAAACTCTATAAGAAATATTGGCTATGACGATTGTAGCAATTGAAGTAACAACTATACACAGCATTGGTTGATAAACTAATTTGTTAACAAACATATAGACGACTGGGTGTAATAAATAGACTCCATATGTAGCTTCACCTAGATTTGCAAAAGGTTTAGCAAACCAGCTAGGAAGGTCAATTTCTAACTTATAAAAACCAAGCGTTAAAGCAATTGAAGCCAACGCAAAAACAATTCGGTTGGAACCAGTTGTAATATTAATTTGATCACCATCTACTGGATACAAGCATAAAACAGCAAGCGAGATTACAACCAGAACATTTGCTATATTCTTCATGCTTACACTATGGAAGTTGTAATACAAAGCAAGTCCACAAGCATATAAGAAGAAATTATTAAAGGGATTAATGTAGGTTTCCCACTGAGCTGATAAAGTTCTACTTGGATCTAAAGCAGAGAAAGCAAAATACATTCCTACAGCAATTAGCGCTAAAACAGCTAAATTACCTAATTGCTTATTTTGGGCATACAGCATGATAAGGAAGGGTGTGAAAGCATAGTAGAATGTTTCATTACCAATGCTCCAAGCTCCAATATTTATATATTCGGCTGGTGCAACAAAGCCAAACAATAATGTCACATTCAAAAAGATTTTATAAATATCAAGCTGGCCATTAACTATAAAACCTATCCCTGCAACAATAGCAATAGCTATCCATAAGAGTGGCAAAAGTCTAAACAAGCGACGTATAAAGAATACAATAGATGTATGAAAATCTTTAATATAGTTGTTATATACAACTCCCATACTTAACCCAGAAAGTACAAAGAATATTGAAACACCATAAATACCAAAATTTCCTAGAATGTTCCCAGCTTGTGGGTGAAAAGCCTCCCAACTGATTAAATGATAAATCATGATCGCAAATGCCATCATACCTCGCAACCAATCCAATGATTCAAATCTTTTCATATTATCAACTACATTTTATCGGCTATCCTTAAAATCGGAACAAGACTTAAACATAATCAATAAAATTAATACTACTAAACAGAAACAAAATGTAGCCAATTGTTAAATTAAAAATAATATCATTAAAAATCAAATTCTTAAAAAACAAAATATCAATATAATATTATTCAAATAAATATAAAAAAACAAATAATTAAATTTAAATTAATTTAAATATTAATCATAATTAACATATATTATTAAACAACATAAAAATAATATTATAACAATACACAATATATTAAAATTAAAATCTTATAAGATCTATTATATTATTAAAACTAATCATAAAATTATTTCTTGGGCATAGTAAAAGCACCCAATTGGGGTGCTATAAATTAACCTTCAGAAGTACTTTGAGTAATTTGATTTGAGTAGTTCCAGACTGTGTTTTCCCATACATCCCGTACTGCTACACGAATGTAATATGGAGTTGTTGGTTGTAAGTCTCCAATTGTGGTCGTTAAATCAGTACCGGTCCACGAAGGTGGTGTTTGTGTTGGATCAAAATTAGAAGTACTGCTGAGCCAAACAGCATAGTCTTTCAGGTCTGGAACTTCACTAGGTACCCATGTCACTGTGACTGAATCAATAGTTGCTGAGGTATAAACATTTAGAAGCACTGGCGGTACCGGATTGCTAATACTTAATTCAGCAAAAGTACTGATCTGATCTCCATTTTTACTGGCTACACGAATTGTATAAGCACGGCCTATTCCATCAGTTTTAGCCTCTTCAATTGAATAGCTGTAATCCGTGTTAGTTGTATCAACTTGTCGGATCATTTCACCATTCGACCAAACTTGAACCCGATAACCATCTGCACCGGTTGAGCTTTGCCATTGAACTTTGAACGTGGTACCAACAAAAGGTGATTGAAGCGATAAGCCCTTAACACCCGCAGGACGTCCACCCGATAAGGTATAGCTATATGCTGTTACCTCATCTAATGTTTGTTCTTTACGCTCCAAACCGTTAAAGCTAGTGAACTTCAAGAAGATCTGTTTACCTACTAAATTTTCATTAAATCCATACTCAAAAATAGCCTTATCTAGTCGTACAAACGGCTCCCCTACATTGTGATTTTGTGCATCATCAAAACGTCCACGTAGAACATCACTCAATGTATAAAGACCGGATCCGTTTAAAGTGGCCACTTGATAATTGAAATACTCGTCACCGACTTTACAAAGTGTTTGGTCAGCTTGAGCATCCTCTAAGGTTCCACTAAAAATCTGACTGACTGTATTGAGTTCAACTTGCAAAGCTATGTCTTCGGCATCAATGGCCGTTACTAATTGGCCATATCGAGCAGAACCGTAAATAGTTCCGATCATTTCATAAGTCGTATTATCAAGACTTACCCATACATTACAGCCACCCCAATTGATGCCACCAGACACCGCAACCCATACCTGATTTTTACCGTCTGTTAGATCCAGCGGAGGTTCAAAAATAACAGGTGCATTCACATTACCTGGTTCTTCATTACCGCCTTGATAACCATTAGATGCTTGTGAATCGTATTCAATGGCAGATCTTGAACCTACAGCAAGTTCCTCAGCCGTAATGGTTAATTCACCGAACTCGTCTTCCTCAATACGTGTAATACGTACAGGAAATTGATTTAAGCCTAATGCTTCATCTGTAATAGTCACAATATCCATTGGCTCTAACCGGCAATACTTCCAGCCTAAGGTAAACTCATATTCATTACGCACATAAAGCAATCGTTGTAAGCGAAGCTGTGCGACATGGCGAGCTATTTTGGGCTCACAAAAATAATGGCTTTCTACTGGATCCTCGGTACGTAGGCCAAACATCTCAATGTTGGCTTGGTCCTTGGCCTCAGTGGTTTCTGTGTTGTACTGGTTATAGCGATTGATATATTCAATCTGCACATGATTATAAGCATCTGTATCACGGCTACGGCGTACTCGTACAGGTTCATCATCACCTATAAAATCATCATCAGTTAAGTGATAAACAGGTGTGAGATCAGGAGTAAAAGTTACTCCGTTACCTGTAATTGCTGAGTCACCAAAAGAGCGAATTTTTAAACCGTCTGGACTTGGTACCACAGCACAATTTACAGCTTCTATAATCTCATTAATCGTTTCATAAGCTGCGCGTTGTTCTGTGAATGCTGGACTAATAAGAAGATTGGCTGCTCGGCAATAAGTACGGAACTCTTCTAAATCGGCCATGTTTAGATTAGGCGCGGCTCCATGACGTGGATGTGTAATAAAGTCTTCAATGACATCTGCCGGATTAGCATCATCAATAGTATCTGACAAAGTAATTGTACTAATCACTTCAAAGTTATGATTTGAAAGGCTGGCACTATTCCCCATCTCATAATTAGCAGCTGCCACATATCCTAGATAAGGATAATTAATTGCTTGATTAGGATGTTTTGAAACTAGCCAACCCCACGGTGGGTTATTATTGCCGTCGAATAATTCAAACTTAAGCTGATCAATTGGATCTAAAACAATGGATCCTTCTTGCTTGGAAACAAATTGCTCTTTATCAACCCATATCAAGCCAATCTTTTTAATCTGGTTCTCGCACAAACCAAGCATGAGCGAAGCACTATAACTAAATGTTGTATTGCTGGTTTTAGTGCTCCCACCCTTACCGCCTGATTTCTCGACCGTAGTATGAGGCGTCGCTAGAAAATCACCGTACCAAAACATGTTTGCCGCTACACGGGTTTTTCCATACACAAGGGGCTGACAAAGCCCGTACGCTGATTGCTGGATTCGCATTGAATTAATGCGCGTATCCGTTGTACTAATCGTGGTACCGCCAAATAATCCACCCATTTATTTAAGCCTCTTCATACGAAAAAACCCGGCAATTCGCCGGGCTAAACTTCCTTTGGTACCATCTTGGATTATGACTCCTTGATGGATATAACTGTGAATGACCTGAGGCCACTCAATGACAATTGCACCATGACTGATACATTTGCCGAAATGATATAAAACGATGTCACCCGGTTGTGGTGGCCCTTCAATCGGAACACAAACTCCAAGAATGAGTTCTAAATAACGTTGTCCCATCTGGTGCATGTGCCAATCTGGTGGATAGGGCCGCGGATCTAAATGGTCCATGAGCCCTACTTTTTCGTAGACCTCACAGATCAAAGTTCCGCAATCCACGCCCACGCCTTTTACACGGCCTTGATGATGATAAGGAGTGCCGAGCCACGTTAAAGCTTCTTGAACAGCTTCAATGTTTTTCATATGTCACCAATAAATTTATCAAATAAAAAAGCCCTAATCGCTTCAGATAGGGCTCTTTCATTGGTTATGTGATTACTTTGGTTCTATGAAGTAAAAATACATGACAATGACAATTAAAAATATTGTTGATAGTAAAAGATATGTACCAACAGTATTTAAACTTCTAAGAAATTTTTGAATATTCATGTCTTAATTATTTTTACAACGGAGTCAAAAGGTTTTGGAATATTACTAGCATCCTCACCCGCTCCCAACCAAATAAAACCCGAAATTACAACTACAGCAATAATAAGTATGCCAATATATTTAAGATTTCCGCCCATTTTAAAATCCAAATTTGAAGATAAAAAATTTTCAAGTATTTCGTTTATAAAACAAATATATACTTTTTGGACGAAAAAATAAACATACTTAAGCCATATTTAATATTTGAATCAGCCGTGATTTTTTAAAAAGTTAGCAAGTATAATTCCCATTATTCTGAAAAATATATTTTTCGGATGGAGTAGATAAGCGGTAAATTCACTTGAATCATCGCCCAGATAATAAAACTTATTTTTTTCATTTAGACCGGTTAAGTTATACCAATCTAAAACAGGTACCCCGTAAAGCTTTCCGATATCCTTCATAATATTGGCATATGCTTCATTCATTAACCCGACTACATTAGGATCTTTATTCGGCACATTCGTTGTGTCGTACTCGTTATACCACCCGCGAATAGGTGTTATTAAGAATATCTTACAGGCTGGATTAGATGAGATTACATGTTCAATAGAAGCTTGTAATGCACCCGCATAAGTAGTTTTATCGAATTGGCTTCCAATTGGGGCAATTTGTCCAACAGCTACACCGGTTCTACAGTCATTAGCTCCGCTGGTAATTGTTGTCGCATATGTATTTGCAAAATTAAATAAACTAATTTCACCTACATAAATTTGTGGCATCGTCCAACCTGATCGACCGTGATTATCGATCACACAGCCCAAGATTTCTTTTACAGCAGACTGATAACCTTCACAGGTTTGACCTTGTTCAACATGTGAATCTACAAATTGCTGAAGGAAATACCACGTAATCGAATCGCCAAATGTCGCCAGAACCTGATTTAGCCAATGATTAAAAGCATCTGTCGGCAAACTTGAAGCAGGCAACTTGCTATAGAACTGATCAAAAGTAAATTGGAAGGCATAATTCATATTTGGATTAACGGTGTATTCAGCATCATCAGCCAAACTGGTAGTACTATAAATACCATCGTGCCCAGTTGTCGCAGCAATATAAACTGTTTGGCCTACAACTGATGTTCTTAAGCCAATATATTCACCAGCATTAAACTCAAGTTGAATAGGAATTTCATTCAAACCGACGTCAACATTTATCTCTACAAAACGCTGACGAATAAAATGGGTTCCAGACTTTTTATATACGCCGACTTGCACAGTACCTGAGGCAGATGCATAGGTTGAGAACTTCGTCACAATACCGTCTTTAGTTGCAGCTTTTGCAGGAATCCACTGTGCAATATTTGCATTTCCGGATGCGAAAACAGGCTTGTACTGAACCCCAAATCGCTGCAGGCCAACCACACTATCTAAAGTAAATGTATTCCCATCCACACGGCTATCAATATCTGTAAAAGCGGAGGCTATCCCCTCCAGATTAGGGAACATATGGAAGGCAATTTGTAAAATTGCTGTCGCACCAGAATTGCTTGAAGTAATGGCAAATGAGTTAGCGTTCGGATTTGAATCCACATAGTAAGAAGGTGTAGATGTAGACTTTTGAATGTATGAAACTACACCACCTGCTGTGACAGAAAATGCAAGATATTCCCCTGCGCTTAAAGCAATATTCAAGTTATCAAGTTCATTTAACCCAATTTTCGTTAGACTTAAAGTGGCTACAGTTCGGTTTAAGTTAAAGGTACTTCCCGATAAGTTAAAAACCTTAATTGTTGCTGTACCTGTAGCAACCTTAGACACCAAAGAAATTTTACGAATTACAGTACCTGCTGCTGCAGGTTTATTGAGTACATATGTTCCCGATGGCACATTATTTAATGTGGCCCCCGTATTGTCTGTTGAACCAATTACAATATCTTGCCCAATTGCTTTATTAAAATCTTTAAGCTCAGACATCTTGTTTTCAACCGTATTCTCTACAAACTCGGTTGATGGAACTTCATTTTCTAAATATTCGATGAGTTGGGTTTGAGCGGTTTTAAACCCTTGCTCGGTAACCCCCGAACCAGTAAATTGATCAGCACTAGGTAAAGGCATTTTTATCACCATCAATAAAAAACCCTGCAATTTGCAGGGTTCTGGTTAAATATAAAGTCATTAAATTGATGTTTCAGGTACAGGTACAAACGGCGCTCCACGGAAGCGAGCACGGTTATTAAACCGATTGGTACAAGTATCAAGTCTTTTGTCACAACCCGGATAAACGCGGATTGCTTCTCCAATTGCTGGCATATCAAGAAGTGGCAGAGTTAGAAGCAATGCGCCCGATTCATGCAAACGAATAGTACGCTTAATACCAACATTCGCTCCTTCTAGAAACTCCACAACACCTTGAGTAAACCAACCTTGCGGCTGGCTTAAATCACAAACGATGCGACTAGGAGAACTATTAGCTCCAATTGTCGTATTCACGGCAAAATCTGCACTTAACAACCCACAGGCACTATCAAATAAGGTATTTAAACAACCTGGTGTGTATAAGTTTCTCGGCATCTGTAGTTTCAAGTCATCCACTTCTGAAACCACACTAGCGTTAATTTCATAACGATCGAGTTCAGGCTCAACAATGCGGCCTTCAAATAAAACTAAAGTGCCCGCACTGGTATCAGTTGGAGTATTTATACCCATAAAAATACGTTCAAGCTTAAATCGAGCACCATCTAAAACACCGTTATGAAATGCCTGTGCTACAGGTACGTCACCAAATTTAGCGCTTTCATGGGTTTCAATTTTGATAGACAAATTATCAACTTCTATTCCTAAAGAAAGGCTGGTACCTTCGCGGCTAATGATTGGACCATCAGCACGAAACTCCTTACCTTGCACGGTCAAATTGACGTCATAGCTGGTATAGCAATATTCAATGCCTTGTATAGTGGTGATGGTGTACAGGTCCGCCATAATGAATTGATCAGCATCCAACAAGGCTATAAGTTTGGGTGATGCTTGTCTCATATCTTAGTTCCTAAGGATCCGATTAATTCAACCTTGTTCGCCTTCCACAACTTATGCATAAAGTTGACATATTGCTGAGTGTCATCTTTAAAGCGGCATCTATAAAAATAGGTTCCTGAGATAGTTATCTCAATTCCAGCTTCTAATGGTTGAGATAAAATATATTTACCATCTGAAGTGATTTTTGCTGTTGCAGCATTCCACATGGGTTTCGATGTGTTCGCATCCCACATCGGCTTAACTGGTATTTGATTCCACATGTTGGGATCCACTTCACCGACCATTTGCTCTTCGGTATTTCCGAGTGGCAATTGACTTGTATACATATCCTTATAAAGTTGGAATGAAGTTGTAGCCCCATCCCCTACAAAGGTGCAATCAAACTGATTATCATCAGGCATCTTGTAAAGAAACGAATCAAAAGCCCCACGACGTTCTAAATAAAACCCTTGTAGTTGCTGCAATTCCTTTCTTCCCTTATTTTCCCGCAAGAATGCGTAAGACAACGAGATTTCATATTTCGGAGCAGCCTGAAAACTCGCACGGAGTTCTCGGCCATTAATTGAAGTCATGATCTTGGTGTTGAACATGGGCGTAATTGAAGCATCCCACTCAAGACCGGGTAATTCTGGAAATAATACGTTTGACACTTATACCTCCTTATTTACCAAAATTACGGCGATAACCCTTTAAACTGTCCGCAACGGCTTTACTGTTTTTCTTTAACCAACGATCTGCACCTTTGGTATCAAGGAAACCAAGGTTGATTACAGGTCCACTTCCCCCACCTTCGGCCGCGGCAGCCGCACCGAAACTTGCACCACTACGCATGGCTTTACCCATTTCACGAATGGTATTTGCATGTTGTGAAGGTAAAACCATTTCATCTTCGTGAAGCTGGGTAACTGGATTCACACCAGATGGAATGTCGTAACCGCCTCGAGCAGATTTGATCTTGCCAGCAAGACCAGCAACCAAGCCAAAGGCAGCAGCACCTGCACCAACCGCTAGAACTGGACCAATGTATGGAATAGCAACCATGGCTTTAAATGCGCCCGCCATTGCTTCCCAAGCTGACATCATGATTCCTTTGATAGCTTCAGCAGCTTTTAAACCTAAACGAGCTAAACCACCTGCAGCAGTAACACCGGTTCGTGTTGCTTCCCCTGCGATTGTTGCACCTGTTTGTGCAGCCTGACCCGAAGTCTCAGCCGCTGTTTCTGCCCCGACAAACCCAAGCTTTCGCGCTAGCTTAATAGCTTGGATTCTGAGCCAACCTTGTAGCTCTTTAGTAGCGGATTGCAATGCGAATTGGCCCATATCAGCAAGTACAGCCTTGGTTGCATTGCTCCAAGTCAAAGTGCCATTCATAAGTGACTGAATGCCTTGATCCCAAAGGTTAGAAAGTCGAGAAGTGAAGCCTCCGAACTTATCTTCAAAGTCTTTCATTTCCGCATCACTGATTAAGCCCATTGACTGGGTATTTGCAACTTTCTGATCTGTCTCCAAATCAGAAATATTATTTGTGATTTGGTTTTGATTGCCCTGCTTACCCGTAATTCCAGTTTGCTCGTTCTCAAGTGCTAAACGCTCTAAAAGACCTTGCCGTTTAATTTCACGTAATTGATCTTCGAGCTGCTTCTCTAATTGAACCTTGCGAACATTTGAAATTTTCTTGGCATCATATTCAGCTTGGATCCGTGCCGCCTCGATTTCATAAAGGCGCTGTGCTTGCTGTTGATAATTGTCGATCTGTTCTTCACGAGCTTTTTTGTATTCCTCAAACTCTTTTGAACGGATAGCAATGATCTTTTCTGAAGCATCCTTTTCGGCTTTGACTTTGGCAGCGGCTTTTTCATCGGCAGTCATCTTAGATTTTTCAATCTCATCTAAGGCCTTTTGCAGATCTAAAGCGACTTTCTTTTCTTCAGATGCATATTTATATCGAATATCAGCAAGTGCTTTAGCTGCTTGTTCAGCTTGGCGCACAGCATCAGATTTACCCTGCTTTGCCTTATCTGATTTTCCACCATCAGGATTGAGTGCCTTATTTTGTCCGATACCAGAAGTAACCCCTTTACTGCCACCTCTACTACCAAGTTGAGCATTTTGGATATCTATTTTGGCTTGAGATAAACGATCAAATGAGGGTGTTCCACTAAAGATATTAGAAGCTGAATTAATTGCGGCTTTGGTGGTACCAGCAATATCAACCACAGTATCTTTGGTTTCAGTCCAGATTGCCTTCACGCCACCCGCCAGAGCCTTACCTTTAGCCAGGATCCCATCCGCATTTACAAAGTTTACGGCAGTACTTCCAATAGTCCTTAGATTACTCATCACACCAGACATTAAACGCACAAGATTTTGTAATCCAGCTCCAAGCCCAACAATAACGACTGCCACGCCCTTGGCAACTGAGCCTAATGTCTGAATAACTCCGGTAAATGCCCCACCTTTTGTGGTGCCATTCATAAAATGACTAATTACACCGCTTAAAGCTGGCATCACTGCTTGAGCCAATTGATTTTTTAAACCGGTGTACTGCATTTGAAGTACTTCAGTTTGAGCCTTTAATTCAATGGATTTTTGAATTGCCTCTTCACCAGTAATAATCCCTGCTTCTTCCATAGCAGACTGGTATTCTTTCCAAAGCTTACCGCCATCTTGCAATATTGGAATTAATCCAGTGAGATCTGAGCCCATACTCTCAAGATAGAAAGACATTTGCTGTTGGTTGACTCCAGCTTCTTCCAACTTATCTACATAAGTCTGTAAGGCTTCCACACCATCCATCTTGGACATTTCTTCAGCGAGCTTTTTAGCACCCTCAGCGCTAGACTCCGTTTTAACGGCGATTTGCTCAAAAAAGTCTTTAGCCCCACCAGAACCCACTGATGCAAACTCACCGATCTTTTCGTTGAAGTCTTTCATCATGTCTGAGAGTTTTTCTTGAGAAAAACCTAAGGTTTGTGCCGCGCCAGATAAACCCTGAAATGACTGTATTGAGGTATTTGCTAAGGCTGAGAATCTCGCAAGTTCAACATTATTATTAGCCACTTCAATTGCCAATGTTGCTAAACCCGCAGTAGCTGCTACGGTACCACCCACTGCCAGTCCTGCAACTGCTCCAGCCGCAACTAATGCACCACCACGCAGAGCTCCTAATTTGGAAGTAATACCATCAAAAGCAGAACCTAATCGTGACCCACTTAAAGCATCCCCAATCTGTTTATTAAACCCGTCTGCAATTGATTTTGAAACATCATCAAATTGGCGTTTAATGCCCGAAAGATTAAACTTAAAGTTCACACCTTTAGTAGTATTTTCAATTTGCTTGGCAGAATCACTGACAATTTTTTCAGCATCATCCATGCCTTTTTTCAGCTCAGAGGTCTTAGCACCAATATGAACTTCTACGCGGTTATTCGCCATTTCAGTTTTCCTCAGGCATAAAAAAACCCACTTCTTAGAGTGGGTTCATATTAAAATTTAAAATGACTTTAAAATTTCAGACGTATATTTTCTTCAGCTTTTTTTGCCTTTAGATATTCATCAAGATCTTCTTGGGTTACTTTAGAAATATCAACATAACTAAGCGAACCACTTTCCAGATCAATATTATATTTTTGAGATAAAAGCTTATTATAAAGCGATCTACTTGAACCAGTCTCAGAGTTTAAAAGCGTGCACAAACTACCAACAACCTCTAAGTCTACTTCTGATTGCTTCCCCTTTACAAAAGCTTTCAATTGCGCATCTCTAAATATATCTTGTGTTACTTCTCTAACAAACTTTTTATATTTCGGACTATTATCTTCAGCAGCTAATTGAATAGTTTCAAAAGGTACAGTAGTATGCCACAATGATTTTCTTAGTTCACAAACAAAGACCAAGTCATTGGTTTTTAGATCTTTTGTTGCCTTATTTTTTATTAATTTATCTATTTTATAAGAGTTACTTTCATATTCCTTTGCATATTCATTTCTTTGGTATTGCATATAAAAATAATTCCCAACTATATAAAGAATTGCAGAAAGAGCTAATACAAGAATTCCTATTAATATTTTATTAATCATATTTGATACCCTATAAAAGTATTAACAAAGATACCAAATTGACTATTTAATGTCTCTTAAAAAATCTTAGGCGGCCTTAACCGCCCTGAGGAAAATTACTTAAAACCTCAATTAAATCGTCATCGTCTTCTGATTCACTATTAACTGGCTGACTTTCATCAATTCCCATAAAAGTTTCCAAAATACGGCAAAGCCGTTGCACCCCGATATTTGTGGGAGGGTTATTTTGCTGATACGCATTTAATGCTCTTAATCTAGGTAGATCCATTTCATTACGCACATAGTCATAATCTTTACCCATAGTCAGCACTAAATGCGTGTACAGCTCCTCCCAGTTTATTCCCCCGAAGATTCACCTGCGGGTTTACCTGTACCTGTATATTCCAAGCCTGATGTTTTAGTTACCAGGGCTAAAACTTCTTCCATGTTGGCCATATCTACAATTTCGTCAGCAACGTATTCACGGGTAATATCCGGGTAATTTCGCTTAAGACAAACATGGGCCATATCAATAATTACCGAGACAGGAACATTATTTGATTTCAATTGTTCTTCAAATCGCTCAAGCGTACCCAATGGTGCTGGAGCAAAAATCCAAATCTGACCAGCAATTTCTTTACTATTACCACGTGGGTTATCAACTTGCTTAAATTGCATTTGGTATTACTCCGATAAATCGATTTTGAAAACACGGTTAAGGTCATCAGCCATAGGTTGGAATTCAAACTCAGGAATGTCGTAATCATCCTGTTTTGAACTGAATCCAAGCTTATTACTGGTACAGCGATAGAAATTCATGTGCATAAATTTACCCTTGTAATCTCGCTGAAGATCCAAGGCAAATTCAGGTGTATAGCCCATATCTAAGTTAGATACGGTGATCGACTTACCACCTGCGACCGTTGCGGAATATCGGAAGCTAATAAAAACTATCTTCCCGACATCGGCAGTTGCAAAAGTATATGCACCTGTTGCGTTATCTACACTGTATTGCCCTGCCGTTGGTGCTGAAGCTACACGCTTAAGTGGAATAGCCTTCCCATCTGTAACGCCTAAATCCTTAACAAAAGTGCCAGCATTTGGAACTACAGGTGTAACCAATCCGCCTGCTTGAATAGTTTCACCATTGATGGTTTGGGATACCGTCTCGATTCCACCTTCAGCAACAACGCCACCGAAGAAAATAGAATTTAGCAATGTTCCGTTAATACGCCCAAACGATGCTTTACCTTTAATTGAGCCTTTACCACGTGCAGCATCTACGGCGAACTGTCCACGGCCAAAGAGTTCTTTTAAATCGAAACTAATATCGACACCTACCGACTGTAATACCCCTACTTCTACAGGTGTGGGATTGCTAATCGGTTGCCCATAAACATCTTGAATCGGTGTAGCAAAGATCTTGCCGGCACCAAATAAATATTGAGCCATTTATTTTGACCTCTCTAAAATGACAAAACCGCCATCGAGGCGGTCATAAAATGAATGTTTTGTTAATTGGTGGTGATGATCCGGATAGGGATAATTGCAATCGCCTGATCATCCAGCATGTTTTCTACTGCTTCATATACTTCGATTGTGCCCTCGATCCAGCAATGCTCGACCAAACCTCCTAAGGTTTGATATTCGCTAAATTCTGGATGGTCTGGCTGAATAGCTTCACGTACACGATCGATGAAAATATTCATCTGTGATGATGGAGGTTTAGCTCTATCAGCCTCATGGATATATAGATAGACCTCAGCAGCTAGTTCAACTTTTGAATCTAAACCATGTACCGGCACTTCTTGCTGATTGCCTTGTGTAATAAACATGGCTGGTCGCTCTTCAGCCAACACATTATTAAAATGACGTAAACGGCGACTGACCGTAATCAATCCCTCTACTCTTGTACTTAACCGATCAAACAACGCTTGATAGATTGCTTCGCTATCCACCTGCTAAACCTCGCTCAATTGCTGCATCAATATTTTTCGGCACAATCTTGGCCACCATATCTAAAGAATCACGCATGAAACGCAGTTCTCTAAAACGAACATTCCTTGAGTGAGCCTTCACATTGACTTGAACTGGTGAGATAGGTCGACCAAAAGCCTGTTTGATTGTTCGAAGATGAGCCTTAACGCCCATAGATCCATGTAAGCCAAACTCATGAGCAAAGGCATAAGGCACTAAAGCACCGCCAGCTCCTACCGTTCCCTCTATCGAATCCTTATCCTCATCTACTTTAGATGAAACGGATCCACGCAAGCGGCCAGACTGAACTTTTAGCCGTTGGCCACTCAACATGTCTTCCTGAACAATACGCTGTAAGCGCAAAGTAAGTGCGTTTATCGTGCGTCTTATTTCAAACCTAACGCGATTATTCATCTCATCAAAGTTGACATGCTTATCAACACGATAATCACTCATAGCTTAATTACTCTTTAGCGGAAGCTGTCGATTTCTTTAGCTCTACCACTTCGACAAAACGCTCAAAACCTAAGGGCTTTAAAATATGGATAATGTCATTATCAGATTCTAAAACACCGTTTTTGATATCAAGGTTCTGACCAGCAATAACGATTTTGGATGGCTTGTAACCTTCTGGTGCCTGATATTTAAAAGGCATGGGTCTCTCCTATACAACAAAAGCACCAACACCTAACCGGTTTGGGTTTGTGCCTTCATCATCGATTGGAATGGAATTTTTTAGCGCAAGGTAGCGCTGGCCATACATGCTGAGATCATAGAAAGCTTCCTTCGATGATCGTGAATAACTCACACTTTGGCCCGCAATTGTCATGCTCGAGGCGGTACCAAAAGCAGTACCATTGCCGCTAATGGTTCCAACTTTAAGAATATGTGCTGCATATAGACCTACAGCACGTTCCTTTAATGCACCAAACTCAATTTGAGATACAACCAAATCTGCTTCTTCTAATGCATCCTGAATCTTTGCATCAGACAAATTGACTAAACCCGTATCCGTAGAGAATTTCTGGCGAAACGTTTGTACGTCCATAGGTCCACCTTATTCCTTAGCCTGATCTAACTTCGCCTGTAATTGCTCAAGTGTTTCATCATCACTGAACGTTACTTCAAGCTTTGTTAATTCAGCTTTCACGGCGGCCAAAGCAGCTTCATCTGCTTTAACATTATCACCTGCAGCATCATTCTGTTTTCCACCTTTACCACCACGGCCGCCTGTTTTACCTGCTGCTTTTGGTTCATCATTTGGGATTTCCTGAACTTCAAGCTCACCTTTTTCTACAAGCGACTTAAAAGCCTTCCCTTTAGAAATACATGTGAGATCCGCAGCACTAACTTCCACAGTTTGCCCCAGACCGACTTGAATCCCATCAAAAGAAAAAGCGGCCTGAGAGCCGCTGTAAGTAATTTTTGGCATGTTTAATTTTCCTTATTCAACATCGTAGTAGCGGAGAGAATCGACACGTTTTAAATAGACACCTTCATACATATAGTGTCCTGGTGTACGCATCACATAATTGATAGGTTGAGCTGCCAAGAATTCCAGTTCATTACAACGGAAAGTAATACAGCTTGGATCACGGCGATAAATAATGCTGCGGTCTGTACCACCTTCACCTTTACCCTCAAGCGTACTTTCAGAAGTAAACGTTAGTGTTTTACCTTGCATAGCAAAGGTGTTCTTTTCCTTAATATACTCAAGGAAAGTTTTACCTGCTGAGTCTGGAACGACACGACTTGCTAGAAGAGTGTATTTATTCTCTGGCATTACAAAAGTATCAGGCTGAACACTGCTATCAAACTTTGAAGCATTGGTAGCGCCTTTAATTGCCTTGTTAATGTCTGCAAGGACAGCTTCAATTGTAGCCGTTGCATAATCAACCGTGGAAGTAATGACCTCTACCCCTGTCTGGTTATAGAAACCAAGTAATCCTGTTTCAGGTTCACCAAACCATGCCACGTCACTCATATGGTTTTCATAGGCCAAACGAGCAGCAGCTACTTTGTCCGTCGTTAATTGGATACCAGCTTTTAATGCCGCTGCTGCATCAAAAATACTGATTTCATAACCAATAACACCCGGTTGTACGGTGAGTTTTACTTCATCGTAAACAACTTCTGCTAGTGGCACATCGTTGCCTAGACCCGAGAAACGTTTACCACGTCCTACACCTTTCTTACGCTGTAAGACACTTGCGGATCCCATTACTGCGCCGTCTAATGACTCAATAGGCAAATATTTTGCATAAGCTTGAGCTTCGGCAAGCTGTGGTGTCATTTCATCAATTGATTCAAGTTTTAAAAGTAACTTGGCAAAGTTATCTAAATTGAATGCATCACCTACAGCAGCTTGAACACCATGGGCTACAGCAGTTAAGCGAATTTTCATCCGTTCTAATTGTTTTGACATTGTTTACGCTCCACGTAATCGAAGAATTGCTAAGCCATCTGGACCCGTAATAGTTTCCCATGAGGCATTAGGTAGTTCTGTCGAATCTAATGCTGCAGAAGAAAGTGATCCAAGCGGCGCTTGCGCTGTAGGGTTCGCGGTACGCACATACACCTTTGCGTTAATATCAATCACAGGTGCGGTTGGTTTCACCCAGATAGAACCAATTTGCATGATCGGTGCACAGTCTTTCGCTTGATAGGCTTCTTTACCTAAGGAGTTTTTTCCTGATTTACCGACGTGCTGTAAAACCACCACACCAAACTTTGTATTAGTAGCACCAGTTACCGCAGTAACAGTCTTGCCATCAGTGGACTGAACCACCACTTCACCGTCACTTATCACGGTATTACCCGCGACTGGTAAAGATAAGATTTCTTCAGGCATGTGCAGACGTGCACGCATACCCGGAATAGCTTGAGGGGTTAAAGACATTCTCTTTTCTCCAGTTTCTTAGAAGCTTTGTTTCCACGCTTCTTTTTTGTTGTTAGGTTTAGGTTCCCCATCCTCTGGTTTGCCATCACCAGCTTTTATGTTTTGCTGCTGGTTAAGTGCGTCACCAACTGGATTTGAAGGATGAATACTTTTCAGAGCAGATAAGGCTCGGAATGCTGTATCAATCTGCTCAGGCTTCGCATCACCGACTGACACACTACCCAACACTGCCCCCACCAAGGCATCACCCGCTTTTGCAGCAAGCACATCACGCTTGATTTGCTCACAAGTGCAGCCTTCGGTTTTAACTGTTGGCACCAATGCTTTAGCATCGGCAATCACAGCAGCACGTTCTGTTGCAGCTTGTTCAAGCTTTTCTGGCGTCATCTGGTTCTTTTCCAGATCACCGACTTTTTGCTCAAGCGTAGTTTTATCGGTATGCAATTGATCTACGACCGCTTGAACGGCGTTCAATTCATCACCGATAGAAAATTGCTTATCACCGACTTTAAGTTTTGCAGCTTTTAAGTTATCGATTTGCTCTTGCTGGATCTTTAATGCATCAGCCAAAGGCTTGTTATCGCCAATGTCAAAACGCATACCGTTTACAATTACTTCCATTGTTTTCCCCTCTGGTAGAGTTTGCTTTTGGTCACCGATACGGCAATCACCACCACAGCGACCGTATTTAACAAGTGCTACGTGATTGCCAATAAAGTTAATAAATTTTGCTTGGTACACTGTGCCATCTGGCGCAGTACCCTGTTCTAGAACTAATGTGGCTCCATAACCCAGCGACATTTCTAATCGCTCGTTGTTCTGGATTAAATCAATGCTGTCTTTATCTTTAATGAGCAGATCACCCAATAGATATTCGCCTTCTTGGCGGACGTTCTCACAATAGCCAATGTGATAATCCTTCCAGTTAGCAGCATTAATTTCATTTTTGGGTGGGTGATAATCAGTAGTGTCTACCCCATCCCAACTTTTGATAGCTTCTGGTTTAAAAAGCTCTTCTGCAGGTGTGTAGACGTTAATCGTCTGATCTGCTGAAAAGCCTTCTAAGTTTGGAAACTCATATGCATAGTACTGGCGTACCTGAGGTGCTTTACCCAAGCGAACGTTTACGCATTTCAAATAACCTTCCGGCGTAAATGAGCGTGTGGATTCACTTGGAGCAAAGTCACCTACCTTGAAGCGGTAAATGTTTTTCATAAATGGCGCCCAATAAAAAACCCACCAATTGGTGGGTAATTAACAATCAAATAAATAAAGTGGTTAATCGCCTTTATTGTGTCTAGTCATACTTTTGTATGATCCTGTTCCTTTAATTTCTTCGTCATTTAGTTTATCTAAATCCTTTAAAATTTTACCATGCTGTATCTTACTTAACGATTCATAAGATTTTATTGCTTTAACATTAAGTCGATCAAAAGTGATAGCAATAATTTCTTCTGGAATTTTCTTAACCTCACATAATTTAAATTCATTTATATTATGTAAGGCAGGCATATTCCAATCCTTACTATTATTAGTTAAATCACAAACAACTATTTGAAATGGTAATTTAATATAAATAATGATCTTATCTATTTTTTCTTTCCCCCATACAATTAAGTCAGAACCTATAGATCTTTCATACTCATACCAGCCCCCTGTTGCTGAAGGCATAAAGTTTAATTTCTCCAATATATCTGGTTTTGCTGGAATAATGTAAATTGGAGAGTTTCCACCCTTTTTTTCAAAATCAGAAATATTATTTATCCATTCTTTAAATATATTAGCTTTACTGGCAATAAATGAAACCTCATCGGGGTAATGATCTGATTTATCATCATAAATTAGATAGTTAACCAACTGCCTCCACACTAAGGTTAAGTAAAACACCTTATCCTCATCTGTAATTTTTAAAACATTTGGCATCTCTTTTCGATAATTTACAATCTTTTTAAATAGATGATTTTGATAATTTTTCTCAGATTTTGAAAAATTATTTTCACATATACCACATAATAGTGGCTGTTTTAAGCCATCTTGTAATCTTTTATTAGGATTACTAATTTCTCTTATATAGGGAGTAATTGCTGTTTCTTTTAACCAATCATAAAAAAACTTTGGGATAATATGAGAATGATTGATTGATTGTTTTTCTTCACAATAAGCACACTGCATTGTATTAATCACTTTTAAATTATATTTAAATAATAGAGACGTATTTATGGTTTTCAACCTTAATCAATCAAAATATCCTCATAGTTGGGTAAAGCCGTACATCGACATCGGATAGGCTGACCGGGATGCCCACCAGCTGGTGGAGAATCCCACCTAAATATCTTACCCTGTTTATGTTGGTGATCTGGACGTACACGCTCATCTTTAGCCGTTTGCCATGTATATGTCTCAACACCCATTGAAAGCTGTCTGGCTTTGTTGATCTGTCCATTGATCTTACCCATCTGATCACTAGCAATGAGCCTTGCACGAAAATCTGTAGACTGCCTTAATGCCTTAATCTCTTTAGCCAAGTCTTCATTATTTTGACCAGTCTGCAAAGCATTCGTCACCAATGCCTCTAACTTGTCTGCATATTGCTGAGGAATAGACTTAATCAAACTAACGTTTGAAGTTATGTTTAGGTCTACTTCGTCCTGAATATCTGCAGCACGATAGAACGGCGTGAGATCCACACCGAAAATCGTTTTAGTGTGCTCTGCAATTTGCTTGTCCACTTCCTTTTGAGTGTCAGTCACAACCTTCGTGGCTAGAGGCCTAGAAATCTCAACAACATACTTTGTCAGCTTCTCTCGAAACGAAGTCATCATGTCGGAAAACCAAGCATCACCAATATTCTGGCCAACCGTAGGAATAACTAATTCCTTTGTTTGTTCCTGACAATATTTTGAAATAGCTAGTAATTGCCGTGTGTAATAAAGCTCTACACGGCGATTTACTTTTACTGGTCTAGGCTTGGAAACCTTACGGCCTTTCTTACTCTTCTTCGCCTGCTGGAGGTGCGGTTTCAGCATCTGAATTATCGTCGACATTTAGCTTCACCATTATTTCTAGCTCTTTGATATGAGCTTCATCAATCACTGAATAAACGCCATCAATAAGTAACTGCCGTGCTATTTGTGGCTCTGTAATAATGCCCATTTCTAAATACTTGGCATCTCGTTCTGAATTTGCCTTTTCGACTTCCGAACGGACCTTTGCATCCAATTGCCACAATGGATTAAAGACAATATCCAGATTTGGGAACACACGGCCGAATGTAGTCTGGCAAATGACATCTAAAATCTGCATCATGAAAGGCTTAAGCATCCATGTTTGCTTGGTCGCTATGCTGTCGTAATAGTTCCGGGTGTCATGCTCACCTGTAGCATTCATACCTGCAGGTGATTGACCGAATAGGATGGTGTATGGAATATCGGCAGCACCCGCAGTTTGAATTGAGAATTCCCTCATCATGTCAGGTAAACCGGCAAAGTTGTAAGTCTTGGAGTCGTAATCCTCTTCGGCATCTAGCACGATCATGCCGTTTAAACCTTTAAGCAATCCGACACTAAGAAACCGTTCTGCTACGGCTTTCATATCCTCTTTGATTTTGTCCACCAAACCAGGTGTTTTAATCACATCAATTTTTGATTCATGGACAAGACTCGCTGAACCTTTTTTAACGGCTGCATGGTCTAGCAGATCCTCATATACTTCCTGAAGAATACTTTGCGGCTCTTCATTCACGACATCTGCATGGCAAAATTTAATTAAACGGCTATGGTGAATGCGTTGTGGTGCCTTGCCATCCATTTGTAGTTTGTAGAACTCAGGTTGCTTTAATAAACCGCCACAGTCCTTAGGTGATAAATATGTCGTGGTATCTGGCTTAATGTACTTTTTCTTGAGTACCGTAAAGAACTCTAAACGGCCTACCCCTAACTTCTTTAAATCAAATGGCTGCTCTAAATTACCGCCATCTACTGTCCCTAACAGCACATAAACCACGCCATATAGACGCGATAAGATCAGGCTAGATAAAAGCACATGGTTCAGTTGAAAAGCCTTACACGCCTCTTCTAGTTTGATTAGGTCTCTATCTTGAATTCCCTCATAAAACCAACCAGCTCGTAACATGTCACTTGCTGGCCGGTTCACAATACGTTTGGCCAACCAGTGTTGATATACGGCTTCCAGTTGATCATCAGGAATTTCCTTTTGAACAAAGTGACCATGTGAAGCCTTATCACGGCTGGTACCAATATTTGAAACAAAGTTTGTGTATGCCCCTGCATCGCCAATTGCATCGGGCTTTTTAGTTTCAGCCATAATTTCCTCTAATCATCAAATACAGTTGGCTTCTTGGCTAATGAATCATTAATCGCATCAATGGTCGGATCCCACTGGTCGTCATGATCATGTGACATGTCAGCCGTGAGCCCTTCGATTTCTTCAATGTAGTTCAAAAGCCATGGTGCTTCTGCTGGCAACCAGACACGGCGCTCTTCAACGTAGAACACTACATCCATGGTTCGAGTGAGCTTGTCTGTATCACGTTGAATTGCCCGAATAGGTAATGTGGTCTGTCTAGATATGGATTGGATCAATCCAGTACCACTCGATTTATCCTCTACGGCCATATAACGAAGCTTGCCGATCTTGGTGTTACTGTCCTTATGCTTATTAATAAAGGCCTTAGCTTCTTTCAATAGCTCTGGTGCTTCCCATTTGCCGCGCTTCACATCAATGATGTAGAGATTATTGTCATAACCAAGACCTGCACATAAGAACACTGAATAGTCATTATGCTCTTTAGTCTTCTGAGCTGTATCTGCCCAAATTGCCCGCCATTTAAGAACAGGTAATTGCTCATAACGGCCGAACCATTCAGCTTTAACAAGATCACCACCTAGCTTTTTAGGGTTTTGCATGTATTGGCTAGCAAAGGTGTAGCGTGACACTGTAGCGCCGTCTTTATCTTCCCCACCTTTCTCCAGCTGAAGCAAAGAAAGTAAAGATTCTTTTAACGGCCAATAGCTTTGTCTGCCTTTCTCATCACGCTCAACATCGCGCGGTATTTTACGCTGTATGTGCTCTGGTAGCTTATTGATGTACTCATCATCAATAAGTGCGGGAATACTGATCTGTTCCCATTCACCAGGTACATTACCGGTCATCACAAAGTTAGTCGGATCCTCAACATGCAAACGCTGCATAATCAGAATGATGGGCGTGTCCGATTTAGCTTTACGCGAGTTGACCGTATTTAAAATCTTACGGTTAGCCTTACGTCTAGCGGTCTGACTAAATGCATCCTCAGGCTTTAAAGGATCATCTAGTATAATTGCACCGGTAAAGCCTTCATCCGCTAATGTACCGGCACGGCGACCCGTGACCTGCCCACCCATAGAAGCAGAATAAACATGACCAGCATCATAACCTTCGACGGTAGTTTTCCAGTTTGATTTAGCATCCGTAGCTGTTGAAATTTTTACAGGCCATAGATTCTGAAAATCTTCTGACTTAACAATGTTCCTTGCTGTTGCCGATACATCCTCTACAAGAGATTGAGAGAAGGACAAATACAAAAAGCGTGAACGAGCATTACGCGCTATACCACGGGCAATTAAGTTTGTGAGTAACTCAGTCTTACCACTTCCAGGTGGAACGTTAATTACTAAGTTTTTAACCCTGCCTGCAATCACCTCGTCAATCTTGTCGGCAATATATTCATGATGCCAATTGACCGAAAACTTAAAGCCCATTCGAGGCAAAAAGAAACGACGGGTAAAAAATAAATGTTCCTTCTCACAGAGCTCTCGCTCTAACTGCATTTCTAGCAGCTTAGTATTTACCTTTGAGTTCATCTAACACCTGCCGTATCTGTTCAGGCGTTGCAACAACTTGGGTTACGTTCTCGCTTTGAAGTGGTCCACCACCAGCGCCGGTTAGCTCTTGTTTATTCGTGTACTGATTCCCCATTTCCTTGGCTGCTTGCTCAGCAAACCTAGGTATCAACATTGGGTTATCCGGGTATTTATCGGCCAGACCTTGAAGAAGCTGTAACCGATATCTTTTATTAGCAATGGGTATTGCCTCAAGCTCTTCGTTGGCTTTACGGCGGCATGCAAAGAATAAATCTCGAAACTCCTGACTTAAGTCTTTTCCAATCTTCTTTGTTGGATCGTATGCTTCACATTGTTGCGGGGTTACATCTACATTAAATATTTCTTTAACTGCTTTAGCTGCCTCAGTCGGTGTTTCAAATTCGGCAAGCATTCTAACGATGAATAATTTCACCTTCTTATTAATACGTGCCATTTCAACCATTCCATCTAAGTACATCTAAGAAGAATGGCAAAAAAATTTAAACCACCTTCAAATAACAAGTGCCGCAAGCGTAATGAACATCAGCACGTGACATCTCAGGTCTTGTATTTGCAGCCTCAACCATTCTTTTGACATCCTCACTTGCACCATATCGACGTATAACGCCTGTAAACTCTTCAACATCATGGACTTGGATTGCTAACTTAGGCATGCCCGTCTCTTTGTTATATGCGGGTGTTCCCCACTCATCTTTCTTATGGGTAATGTGATAAAGCTCATGTTCAACCAGAGCACAAAAATTGACATCACTAGCTACTCGTGAATATGAAGCGTCAAAAGTAATGAGATATTCAGGGATATATTCAAACCACTGAAGGAATTGTTCTTCTTGTCGTTCTTTCTTCCAGCCACCAGCATTGATCATTACCTTTTCAGTAGTACCAATGACCTGACGACCTTGTTTCTTAAAACCCGATCTAGCCCACATCACCGCAATATCGGGATAACGAAAAGACCGTAAGTGCATATGATCAGGGTTAAATAGTTTAGATTTTGGATCTAGAAATACTTTGCCTATCCATTCCCACATTTCTGGAGCTGGTACAAAATTTGGAGTATCCATTTCAAAAAGCCATTCTGGAGGCATTGGCCGAACTGGTACATGAAAGCTGACTTCATTTTTCATAAATTTTACCCATAAAAAAACCCACATTTAAGTGAGCTTTTTAATAGTTCTTACTTTTTTCTTAGACTGCTACACCACAAATATCTGTAGTGCCTGATGGATATGAAAACTGTAACTTACTCCGCTCCGTAATTAATTCGGCTGAAATTTCCTTATTCAGGAATTCTGGTTCTATATAGCCATATTCAAAAGGAATAATAAAACCAATATTTTTTAATTTCGAAGGAAGCGTAGCAATGTAACCTTTATTCGCACCATTAATGATTAATCCAATCTGATGACTATTCTGATTAATATAAAAACCTATATGCTGATAGCCTTCCTGCGTAATAAATTCTTTATAAATAGGATTGGCTGGATTCAGAATATCCAGATTTGTTGCAACCGTAGAACTCAAAACATTATTAGAGCTATTGTTAGCATAAAATGCCCCTAAAGTAATGGTTTCTCCACTTTGAGTTTGACCAAAAGCTGATACTGGGACTGGGAAGGTTGCCACCTGACCTGTAGTAAGCTGATTAATAAGTTTAAATCTGAACTCAAATGCGAGAATACCTGTTTGTGGTATAGCTTTATCCCCATAGATATTTACACTAGATTGGGTTGCAGTTTGAGCATTAGATGAAGTCAAATTATTCTTAACTGATAGTTTTAAATTATTTTTGGTTAATAATTTTGAATATGTATTAGTTAAGCTCGCTGTAGTAGTTGGTGCCATTGCAGCTATCCAAATATTAGCAAACTCTTTACTAGTAGCAAGGTAACCTTTTCCTTTACCAGGATTAGTGGTTTCCACTAATTTAAAACTAACTTTTTGTCCACTAATAACAGGGAAAACGTCAGCCTGATTAGAAGAGACTGGTGAAATTTTTAGAATCTGATCTTGGGTAACATCAAAATTATATGGACAAATACTCCAAGCACCCATACTAGTCAGGCCCAAAGTTAAACCTAAAGCTATTTTTTTCATAGTAATTTCCATTTTTAATTTTTTGAACATTTAATATACATTTATTTTATTTCTTAAAGAAGTAAAAATTTCTTTAGCTTTTTCTTATAAATATTTTAACTTTAATTTTTCCAGTTAATAAAAATTTCTATAAAAAACCCGCGTCTAAGAAGAAACGGGCCATAAAAAAATTTCAGCGCAGTATTTGAGGAACTTTTAAATCAAAAATTTATATCAATATTGTCTAGAATAGATGAGGCAAAATCGACTATATCTTTTCCGATTTCTACAATCAAATCTGTTACTTCAACTGGATCAGGATTCACAGAATTAAGCACAGAGATTGAAATTACTTGTCTAATAGGTACAGAAGGCTTCGATCAACTTTTCTCTCTTTTCTTTTCTGCTCCATTAGCTGTTCATATTCTTCTTGTGAAATTACTTTTCTATTAGGAGCAGATTCAATGTATGGTGAGTAACCTCTATAATTATCAAACCTATTTTCTCTGTAATATTGTGACTTATCATAATCAGTCATATTCGCCGTTTGGAATAGAATATCATTAGCCCGCTCTGCCCTTTTAAAAACTTGATTTGTACGATCGATTTTTTGTTGATTTGATAACTCAAAAAAATCTACTTTCTCACGACTGTTATTATTTTGAATCACTTCATCCTTACCAATTAAGATAGAAGGTTTTTTTTCGAAAAAATCATCAGCACTACACACTGGGCTAATAATCAATAAACTTATAAAAAATAATAATATTCTACCCATACAACTCTTATACTCATTACAAAATATTGGAATACATAAATTTTATATAACTTTAATAAAAAATCTATTATTCCGTATCTTATTCTTATGGTTTTTCCTCTACTACCAACTAAACTCCTTTAGCTTTCGGTAATGGGGTATCTTTACAACGTGAACGGTAGAAACCAGCTTTAAAGGTCATAAAGATATCCATTAAAGAACCTTTAGAAAAGCTAAGTATTTTGATTAAAGGATTCTAAAAATTCCGTGATTTGATAAATATCACCAAACTGTAAAGTAACACTCGCCCCTTCTTCATTGTCCTTTGTTGGTCCGAAGTAAAAAATTACCTGTGAGGTTTCACTTAAAATCTTGGCATAGTTGATGTTATCTGTATTTATGTAGATATCGTCGTACATAATAAACATTTTTATTTTCCATCTTATTTTAAAGACTTTAATATAACCCTACACCTTAATTTTTCAATATAAAAAACAAAAGAGCCCCGCAAATAATCGAAATTTAGCGGAGCCATTTGTACCGTAATACGTCCGGTAAATTAAAAATTAGCTGAAATAATTATCTACTCTAGCTTTCACTTTAGGATCTAAATCTTCCTGTATAAAAAAACAGTCACGATATTTTTCAATCAATAAGTGGATGAATTTCTGTTTATCGGGAACAATATGTGCCAACATTAATTGTGATGAAGCTGTGATTAAATTATTAGATTGTCTCATTAGTGTCATCACAAGATTCTCATCAAAACCTATTTTTTCGCGTGTAAAAGAATGTTTACCCGTATGAACAAACGAGTTTAGTTGATTGAGATGATACTTTTTAAATTCAGCAAACATATTGATTACTGGCTTAGCAGGTAAATCAAGTTTCTGCAGCATATCCAACATTTCACTTAACGTAGGAAATGTATCTTTGACAAACTGCTCGTCAAAAGTATAGCCAAAACTTAATTTAGAAATTTGATGATTTGATGCGCAAAATAATAACCAGTAAGCTCGTACTGCAGACTCAAACTGTGAACGGAATAAGATCATTGCTTGAATTGGCATATCTAATGTCAATAAAGTATTAACCCCTATTCCATGCTCAAATGAAATATAAATACATTGCTCAACCAAATCTAATCGTGGTCCGCAATCAATCACTGTGCTGTTTATGATCTCTTCTTTAAGTTCCAAGATCATTTGTAGTGATTTTTCTAAAAGTATTCCCCGTTCCATAAATTTACTTATCTAAAATATTATAATGAAATCGGATTATAAGTTAAAAATCACTCTGGAAGCATGGGCCGAAAAGGAACATGAAAGCCGACTTCTTTTTTCATAATTTCATAAATCATATGGCAATTTTTTAGATTATTAACAGCTCCTTACTATAATAATATGAATAGAAAAGGAGTCTAATGATGACCACACTTAGTAAAGCTTTTAAATTTCAGACAAAAAATGGAGAATTTTTATATCCATGTACGATGCGTAGAAAGAACTTAAAGGCCTCACCTGAAATGTTCCGCACTTCTAAAACAGGAGGAAATATTTTGGATGAATCAGAGTTCGAAGTTGATGAACCAACGATGATTCATCAGGTTTTAAATTTAGGTTATTCAGTCCGTATGGTTAACGCTAAGGGAAAAAAGAATCTCTATTCACCTAAAGAAAATAAGATTATCAAATAAAAAATAGAAATCCCGCCAATAATGGATATTTAGCGGGATTTCTTGTGTGCTAATTAGTGATTTCTGAATTTTTTTCTTTTATTTTCTGCAATAAAGATTTATAGGCTTCATAGTCAAGAAAAATTCTGAATATTACTGTTATAAAGAAAAATACAAGTCCCTGGACAATAATACCTTGGGCTAAATCTGGTAAATGCCACTCATCTTTCAACCATTTTTGCAATACCGGTCCAACTGAAATTTTGTAAAGTATAATTGCAATAATGAAGCCAACTATAATATCTCTATAATTTTTTATTCTTTTTTTATGTCCTTTACTTTGAATCAAAATTTCTTTTACACACTTCTGATCTGAGCTAAGTTTTAATTTAAAAGCTTCTCTATTTTGTGCATAGACTCGATAGTCTTTGATAAATGTATTTGGGTCAAAATAGCTTCTTAATAGAATAAACTCATCGTAATAAGCAATACTTGCTCCAGTTAAAGATCTTACTTGTGTATTCAACCGATTAACTAATAATTTTGATTCAATAGAATCTTCTTCATCAGGAGTATCATTAATTTCTTTTACTTTTTGGACAAAATTCTCTAAGTTTGTAGCTTCTTCTTCATGTGTTTTTCTTAAAGCTTCACGTGAATAAAACTTTGAAGCCAATGTAATAAGTTTTTCGTAATCCATATTTTATCCTAGTATAAAAATGGATCTTTTATCATTTACCCGTATAAATAAAAAGCCCATCTTTCGATGAGCTTTAATACCAGTGATTTACTTATACTTCGACCACTATAACGCAAAAATAGCATTTACCCTGTACAGGGTCAAGTTTTCAACAAAAGATAAAGAATAGTTATTCATCGGTTTTGACTTTTTCTGTAGTAGGCGTAATGACAAATGGCTGACTGAAATAAACCGGATAATCAAGATTCTTATATCTAAGGTTCAACTTTTCTTGAAATATCTTAAAATCCGCAGCTCTTATTGATTTTAAAATTTTTTCATCTTGCTCCGGATCACCACTACTCTTTGTAAGAGCTACCTCAAACGAACCATTTTTATATAATTTTATACGTGCCTCTGCCGTTAGATCTGTTAGTCCTGGTTTAGTGGTCTGATTACTTAGAGTCTCCTCATTTGCATGGATATTCATGCTGAGACTTATAGCAAATAGCCCACTTACTAAATATTTTTTTATCATTATTTATCCATAAAATTTTTAATTATTTAAAGGCTAAAGGTCCCAGCTTTGTCCCCCGACAGACATTCAGCTAATTTTACTGTGCTGCTTAATCCATAATATGATTTTACTTCTGAAGGACTTATAGTCTTACCTAAAAAGGTATAGCAATTATCAAAATTATTTTCTAATTTACTTTCTTCTAAATATTGAAAGTACTTATCTGATAAAATTTCTATTGCTTGATTTGACCAATGAAGTTTATTTGCCTTCAACATGGTTTCCTTTGAAAATTAAAGATATGCTAAATTTTATAGGCTAATCTATTCAATTAGAAGTAAAACACGCAAGTTTACTTATTACTTATAATGATATTCTCTGCTCAAGACTATATAATAAGCAATAATTTTCAAATACTTGATTTTATCAAAAATGAAAAAACATTTCTTAAATGTTCTTGATCATTATCTATATGCAAAACACCAGCCATATAATACCAACAAATTACAGGGGCATTATCAAGCCCTGTCTAAGGACATCACAAGTACAGTTAAAACCTGGCTTGATAAGTATTCTGACTCTTCTATTAGCTATGAAGTAAGTTGGTCACATGGAAAAGGTAATTGGGCAGAGGTACCTTGGGTTTTGTGTACAAATACAGATATAACTAACTCGGCGCAACGTGGTTATTACCTGGGTATATTGTTTGCAGCTGATATGAGCTCATGTTTCATGGGGCTATTGCAAGGAGTGACAGATGCAAATCAAGATGATTTAGTAGATTTCGCTTCTCTTGCATTAGAATACGTAGGCTCAAACTCTCCTTACTCAAATCTTAAATTAGGTAGCATTGACTTAAAAGCGACTAAAACTTTAGGTAAAAAATATCAAAAATACGCTATTAAAAATTTTGAATACAAAAAAGATTTATTAAAAACTATAGATGACAAAATTATCGAAGATCAATTCAAAATTCTAATCAAAGATTATGAAACACTATATGCTAATGCAAATAAAAATCTTGCTAATTTAGTTCCAGTATCAGATCACTCATACCAGGCTTTATTACAAAGTCATGAAGAGCAAGTTGATATCACACAGCTTATTGAAGTTAAAGAGACTGTACCTGGTACTTTATCCATACAGCAGACTAAATTTAAGGTTTCAAAAGACAAAAGCAGAAAGGCCTTAAAACTTGCTAACTTTCAATGCGAAATTGATCCATCTCATATGACATTTATAACAAAAAATAAGAGGCTTTATGTTGAGGGACATCACCTAATACCCATGAGCCAGCAACTAAATTTCAATGTCTCTCTAGATGTTACTTCAAACATCGTTTGCTTATGCCCAAACTGTCATAGAGCCCTACATTACGGCGATAAAGGAGTTATTAAAGAAAAGCTTCAAATTTTATTTGAATTACGCAATTCCCGTCTGATCAAGCAAGGAATTCATTTAACTCTTAAAGAATTGCAGAATATTTACCTTAAGACTGGTTTAGATCAACAATACGATTAGATTGAGATTTTTTAATATGAACAATATAGATTTTACTTTTTTTGCAACCATTTTCCTTACAATTGTTTCTATTATTATTGCCTTTGCTGCTTTTTATTACACAAGAGGTTCCTATCTCCTTACACTTAAACAATTTGAGAAAAAGAAAAATAGACGAGAAAAAGCATCTGAATATTTTGAAAAATATATTAATAAACCACCATCTTATAAAATAAATACATTTACAAAAAAGATTGACAGTGATGAATTAACAGAGAATATTGGGATTCCTTCTGAATTTACAGATTTCTTTATTAAAAATTTTCCTGATCAATTTTACTACTTCCTTAGTTTAATAAAAACTAATCAGGAGTATTTCACCCTCATTAAAGAAAACAATAGAGAAGAATTAATTAGTAGAGTAAGATTTTTACGATTGAAAATGATTATATTTTTACTGTTTTACTTCATATTAGGAATGTTGAATTTTGCTTTAATTCTAATTTATGAAAAATACATATCCCCGCTTCCATTAGATCTAAGATTAATGACTATAGTATTATTACTAACACTAGCAATAACAACATCTTGCTGTGCAGTTTTCTCAATAATACATTCTCAAAAATATAACAATATAATTAAAATATTAAAAAAATTAAATAAGTTACAGGTGAAACAGTATAATTTTTCATTTAAATCATTTATTAAAAAGTATAATCCCCTTCGATCTAAAAGAAAAAATAAGAATACAAATGTATGTCAACTCTGTAAAAAATCTGCTCCATTTAGAGATAAAAATAGTAGTCCCTATTTCGAAATTTATAGTATTAAAAAACTTTCTCCCAGTGAAACAGATACAGTAGAGAAGACTATTTCACTTTGCTCAAATTGCTATAAGAAAATGAATATAATAAATACTAAAGCAAATTGATTAGTTAAAAAAGAGAGAAGTTTAAATTAAAAACTTCTCTCTAATTCAAACAACTAATACAGTAATTTTTTACAAGCTTAAACTATAAAAGCTATATACTTATAACCCATCAAATAAGGTACTGAAGATTTCTGTATTTTTCTGCATATTAAGTTCAACTGTAGAAGAGTCAATCACTCCATAGTTCCGATATAAAAATACATCTATTAATAAAGCATATGAAATATGGAATAAATAAAAAGCATGAGCATATGTCTCTAATCCTGCAACACTACTTCTAAAAGGAGGAAATACATTTCCATGAAACCTTTCATTTCTTGAATTAGCTAGAACTACTTTGAGGAGAAAGACTGCCAGCTTTTTCTCATCGATTAAAAATTTCACTCCTTTAATTTCAATTTCATTCCCAGCAAAAATCAACTTTAACAGTCTTCCAGCCTTTCTCAGGTCAGCTGATGATGGTTTGTTGGTATCTTCAGCAGGATATTTTTCAATAAACTTTAAGATAAAATCCTCTCCTAAAGCTTTTTTTGCTCTATTAAATAAATTTTTCGCATTTTCATCTGCATCTGCTTTAGCAGAGGCCTCAATAATTCTTTTAGCAGCGTACTTACACGTTTGATAAGGAATTAGTCTCAAATATATCAATATACTTTTTGCTGTATTTGGATTACTCAGAATTTTATCTACAAATGCGTCAAATCTTGAAACATTACATGAAACCAACTCATCTCTTACTCTAAAAAACTCAGAATCTAATGCTTTCCAAATATGATCAAATGCTAAATCAGGTCTATTTGGTAACATATCCAATGCATCTAATAAATACCCTAAATAATATTGAAACTCCCATACCTCAGAATATGAAAGTGGTACAGGAAAAAATATTTGATCAAGTTTTTTTTCTTTAACTCTTTGTAAGAAAGTCTCCTCTACAGGAAAGTTAAATTTTTTTGGCCATTCATTATTATAATTGACACGTAATTCTTTAGTGTTCACTTACTACCCCTAACAAATAAAATAAATAAAGTGCTTTATATCCTATTTTCCCCATTAAAAGGGACTAATAATTAGTCTTAAGAAGACTAATTATTTTATCTATTTAAATTAAGAAATATCAAATTCCAGCTAATACCCAATAAACCCATATCGACAATGCAACACTGCTAACCCACACTTAACATCGCTACGTGCATCTGACTGTGAACGATCTTCTCGTACCATCTCAGGCCATGACTGCCCACGGAAGTAACGATCAATTATCGCGTCCATCCATCCGTCCATGATTTCGCTCTGCCCCATTAAGTCCAATATTAGACGTTGTACTGCACGTGCTTCATTGTCATCAATCTGGCACTGGGTTTTAGATTTAGTTTTACGGAATGGATCTGCTTCGCTCATAAAATAATTGGCAATGATTTCCCGTTGTTTCTTCTTACCCAACCGTTTTAAACGGCGTTGCTTTTCAACCTGAACCATCGCTGAGGCAATCGGATTACTGTAAGCGCCTGAAGGAATACCGGTAAAACTCTTTTGATCTAACCATGCACCGAACTGATATAACCAGCCTTCCAAATCGAACCGAGACCAGTCCACTGAGTGCATAACATGCTTTTTATCGATCATTAGTACGATATCCCCCAATCATTTTCTCTATCTGCTGAACCGCTAAACCTGACTTCACTTGCTCTGTACTGAACCGTAAAACTGTAAAACCCATCATTGCCGCGAAGTTATATTTCTCCATATCCCCGATGTAACCTTTGCCTCTTGTGTGGCGTCCACCGCCTGCCATCCAGATACCGCCTTCTACCTCAACCAGAATCTTTGTACCCGTAATCAGAAAATCAGCTCTCCATTTGCGTTTTGGATGGAATTTATATTCCTGCTCAAAACTGATCTTGCATGATCTTAAGTGGGTTGCCAGTACCGTCTCACCCTCACTTGGCTGTCTGGTACCTTGCTTTGCTGAACGGCGTTTCTTTGTCTTCACTGGAAATAATTCACGGTATTCGGCTAAACTCATGCTAGACATACATAGCCCTTTCAAAAGCGTAGAACTCACTATGTAAGAGCGCTACGTTGACATCGTAGAGGTCTATCATGCTGCCCCCTGCAATGTGCCTTTGAACCCAACTTGCTTGAGATACGGCTCCCATTGTTTGGCCTGAACTGGATCTGCAAGTTTTACTGCGATACGTGCAGCAAGTTGTTCATAGCTCTCGTTACCTTCAGCATATTTGCTTGCAAACTCTGGATGAATAGAAAGTTTTTGTGCAAATGAGTAAATCTGTTTTGAACTAAGAGTGCGTGATTCTCCCTGCGGGACTCGAACCTGTGTTCCAGTATTTGAAGTTTTAACTTGTCCCCGTGCTTGGTATTTGCCACATGCGTTGATTAACCAATCCGCAAAGTGGTAATTCAAAAGTTCATCACAAAGATTCTTCTCGGCGTTGTAGAGTTCAAATGCACGTAATTCTCGATCGAACCAAGTCGCGTTTTTAATCTGCTCGTAAGTTTCCTGATCAGTTGCCAAACGAATTTCTTCACCAAGTTTTTTCAAACTCAACCATGTTTTTTTATTTTTAGATTCATCTAATAGATTCCCTGATAGGTTCTGTGTCCCAATATTGGGACTGGTCTCGGTACCGTTTTTGGGACTAGTTGCGGTCCCACTATTGGTACTAGTACCGTTTTTGGAACCAGTACCGAAATTGGAACTAGTTCCGTTATTGGTACTAGTCCCATTTTTGGGACTGGTTAAATCATTTTCTTCACGCCCCATCACACCAATTAACTGGTAAACCTTCACACCATTTCCTGTGATTTCACCAGTGAATCTAATTAATGAAATTGCCTCAAGCTCATCTAATACTTTGATCACTGTTTTACGGTTAAGTACAGTGTCTTTAACCATACGTTTAATGCTTGGGTAGCACTTATGAGATTCACCCGCTCTATCAGCCAAAGCCAATAAAACGAGTCTCTGACTTGAGGTTTTCACCTCTGCTTTGAAAGCCCAAATGGTTGCGTCCAGACTCATTACTCACCAGCCTTAGGCTTTACATATCCGCCCATGTATTCAATCTTTTGAGCCTTATACAAACTCATTTCAATTTCCCCAGCCAAATACAAATTAATGCGGCCACGGCGAGCAAGTTCTTGTCTAAACTCTTCACGTGTTATGGCTGCATTGTTTTCGTTGTATCCACGTTTACGGAGATTCGCCCTATTACGTTCAAGCATTTTGTTTAGAAGATTAAGTGCGGGCTCATACCATGACTGGATGCCTGCACACTGTTTATGTTCAGGAAGGTGTTTAAATTGTTGGTTCATGACACCTCCGCCCGTGCTAATTCTTCCGTAGTTAAACGACGCTTTGCTTCTAACTCAGCAATTGATGCTGATCTGAAGAATTGAACTGGTAGAGCTAACTGCTTCCCGCATGCTGACTTAACAAAAAGTCGTTTAGGTGTGCTGTAGTAGAAACCAAACACTTCAAAAATTTCTTGATGGTCCAATTCATTAACAACAACCATGTCACCTACTACAAATTCTTCTGAGTTGAGTTCGGTTGGTTGTTCTGATAAATTGTTTTGCATATTCATGGGTTCCTAAATTTGTGAATACGAAACCACTCCTGTTCGCGCAGGTAGTGGTTTTTTAATATCCAAGTTTTTCCTTTTGACCGCTGATTTCGTCATGGAAAAGGTCATCCACAGTTTCAATACGATTCATCCAGCTTTTAGACATGACTAAAAGAGCGGCCACTCTTTCTTTATCAATACTTTGATAATCTTTAGGTACAACCTTTAATCCAAGTAAACTCAATAGCTCGCAAAACATTTCAATTTCATTCAAACCATTGTTTTTCTTGTCTGTTTTTAGTCTGGTAATAGTGCTTGGATCAACCTTTAGTTGTTCAGCAATCTCTTTCTGATTGCCTAAATCAAGTCCATGCAATATGCGAGATACATCATTTCTGGCGCTTGCAGAAAGATCAATTGATAATTTGGTCATGGTGATTCCTAAGCGGTTAATATTCCGAATTGTGTATTTATTCCCTTTTTAGGGCGTAGCTCTATCCAGATATCTTGATAATTATCAGGGAAAAGTTCTTTTCGAGTGGTTAAGCCAAGATCTTCTGCAATTACTGCAAGTCTGATTTTTCTATCTACTGGTATCGTCTTCCATCCACTTACAGATGACGGAGCAATACCTAGAAGTCTTGCTACCGCTGTGACACCACCTAAAAGATCAATAAGTTGTGCGTCATTCATAACGTGCTCCTAATTTTCATAACAATTATTAGGTATTCCTTATATAAAATCAATAGGAATACCTAATTTTACTTATGTTAGGATTTCCTAACATTGTAAGGATAGATGTATGAATACTCTTGCTGAACGACTCAGATATGCTATGGAAATATTATCACCGAAAAAAATCAAAGGTGTCGATCTTGCGCGTGCTGTAGGAGTAAAGCCACCTTCTGTTAGTGATTGGCTCAGTGGTAAATCAAAAACAATGGAAGGAGAAAATCTATTAAAAGCTTCTAAATTTCTAGGCGTCAGCCCAACTTGGTTAGCAACTGGTAATGGTTCACCAACTGATATAAGTAAGAAAAATCAAGATGAAGAGCTTTCTAATATAATTTTTAGAGATTTAAATTTACATAAAATTCCAGTGCTTGATTATGTACAAGCTGGTTTCTGGCATGAAGTTATCTATGATGGTACAACACCTCATAGTTATACTTACACTGATTATATAGGAACCAATCCTGAAGCAATATTTAGTGTAATCGTCCAAGGCGAAAGCATGGAACCAGATTTTAAAGAAGGTGACATGTTGATTGTTGATTCATCGATTAGTCCAAAACCAGGATGCTATGTAATTGCTCATAACGGCTCACATGAAGCAACTTTTAAAAAATATCGTGTACTTTCTCATGATGAATTTGGAAGGGATATATTTGAATTAATACCTCTAAATAGAGATTTTCCAACATTGTCTTCTACTAAACATGAAATAAGAATTATTGGTATTGTCGTTCGTCATATTCGCAATATTAAATATTAGGAACTAAGTTAATATGAGTTTTATTATAGAAAATATAAAATTAAATGAAAAAGAATTACTATTAAGTAAGAATACGTTTGGAAATAGTAATATTTTTACTTTATTAACTGGAAAGAATGGCGTTGGGAAAACAAGATTACTAACTTCTCTCATTTACTTTTTTTCACATGTTGAAAATTCTAATGAAAATAAACCACCAGAAAACTTTAAGATATTTAATTCTGAAACCAAAGCATCTTTAAAATTTTCAAATAAGCCGGAAAGAATTATTGTTCATACAAATAGCAAATATAATAAATTTCCTACTAGGTATGATTATGACTTTCAAAAACCCAAAAACTATTATAACTTAACAGAATCAAGTTATTTTTCACCCTACTCTGATTATGAAGAAAGCTTTTTTGCACAAATTTTATTAAATAATAATATAAATTTAAAAGCAATTTCGGATACATTATCTTATTTAAACTACGCTCCATGTTTAAAATTAAGACTAAAATTAGATTGGTTAACTTTTTCAGCTGGATATTTTGATAAAGCTATAGAAGTATATAAAGATATACTTGAAAATGAACTAAACTTTAATACAAAAATTTCTTTAAAAAAAGCTAGTAGAACAGATAAATATTTTCTTTCTTCATTATTACATGCTGGTGAAAGAAGAAATAGGATGTTAACAGTTAAAGAAGTTAAAACAATTTACCAAGCTTTTAATAATTTTGATATTATTGATGGTTTTATGATAGTAGATATTGATCTAAAATCTAAAAAATTTAATTATCTAAATACTAATAAAACTATAATAAAAATTTTATTAAAAAGTAAGCTTATAAGATTAGTTACCGCATTACTTCTTAAAAATTCTGACGAAAAGTCATTTTTTACATCAAATCAACATGTTAATTTCAATGATTTAAGCTCAGGCCAACAAGCTATAATTACTACATTGCTTGGTATTTCTGGAGTTATTTCAGATAACTCATTAATTTGTATTGATGAACCAGAAATTAGCCTACATCCTGAATGGCAATCAGAAATCATTAATCAATTACAAATGGTTTTCCAAGACATACAAGGATGTCATTTTTTAATCGCCACCCATTCCCCTCAAGTCGTATCAAGTTTAAAATCAGAAAATAGTTTTATTGTTAATTTAGAGAAAATGGAAACATATAAAGCTAGTGAACATAACCATAAGTCTGCAGATTACCAGTTAGCAAAAATTTTTGACACTCCTGGCTATAATAATGAATATTTAATTAGGATTGGGTTAGTAATTCTTTCTAAAATTACTAAACGAGAAAATTTAGTTAAAGAAGATATTGAAAATATCAAACTATTTAAGGAGATAAAAGAATCACTTCCACAAGATGATGCAGTTTATTTTTTGATAGAACAAATTTTATCTTTGGCAGAATAAAATTTTATGAAAGTTTATCAATATAGTGAAACTGAAACAGCGATAATTGATGGTTATGATAATAAGAATCATAACTTTTGGTTTATAAAAAAATTAGAACTTTCTCCTTTAAGAAAAAATTTAAGAAATCATTATTTACCATTACAAAAGTTTAGATGTTGTTATTGTAAAATGTTGAAACAGGAAAGCCATGGTGCTACTTGGGACGTTGAACATATAGTTCCTAAAGTACTTTATCCTCATTTTATGTTTGAGCATTTGAACTTATGTATTAGTTGTAAAGAATGTAATGGATTTAAATTAGAAACAAATGTTTTTAAATTAAAGAAAGCTTACAAAAAATATCCTTTATCACCAAAATCTTATAAAATTATACACCCTCATCTTGATAATTATTCTGAGCATATGGATATTAAAATGTATCCAAATGGACATCTCATTCATTATGCTAAAACAGAAAAAGGAAAAGAGACATATATTTGCTGTAATTTATTTAGATTTACCTTACAAGCTAATAATTATGATACAGATTCAGACTTATTACTTAAATTTTCAAACTTAATCGGAGACTCTCCAACGTTAACTCCTGATACAGCTAAAGCTTTCTTTAAAGCTGCTCTCCCCCAGTCCTTGCCTGTGGAAGAACTTAACTGTTAAAAATTTAAATCATGATGAAAAATAAAAATAGGATTACCTAATATTTTAATTGACTAATTTATTAGGATTGCCTAATATTTATCTCGTAGACAACAAAAAGCCCCGAAACTTTAGACGGAGACGGGGCTTTGCATAACTGCGAGATAAGTATGAAACAAAACCCTATCCCTAGTCAAACGACTCCACGCCTATATCAACATCCAACTGTTGAAGAACAGCGCCCTTCTCGTTTCGCCACAATCAAAGCGAATGTAATCGACTTCCTTATATTCATTGCCCTTTCATTCATTCTTTGGGTGATTGCTGTAGCTGCTGCATCTTGGATGATGGGAGGCTGATCATGAATGCTCAATTCAAACCACATCCAGATGGTGTTAAAGCTTATATCGGCCATGACCGCTTAACAGGTCTCTACTCTGTACGTATCGGCTGGACTGTTTATGCAGCTAATGCAAACGGCAGTGTGTTGTACACCGTAAAAGGTGAAGTGAAGACTCCTTTAAATGTCGAAGAATTTAAGGCAAAGCGCCCTAAGGTTTATGCAACCTTAATGAATGAGATTAGCTTCCAGCGCAAAAAAGCATTAGCAACTGCCCTACAACTTAGCAACATCCCTTCGTATGACCGCAAAGCTTATAAAAAGAAGCGCGGCTTTACTGGTTCAAAATAAGGATAAGAAAAATGAATGCAGCAATTAATCCAGCAGTTTTAAATAATGAAAGTAATAACCACTTTGAACAGTTAGCAGCGATTAGCGTATCAGGACATATCGAAAAGAAAAACAATATGTCATATCTGTCTTGGGCTTGGGCAGTGGACAAACTAATGCGCATAGATCCACAAGCAAACTGGGCTTTCCGTGATCCGATGACTTTTCCGGATGGATCAATGATGGTTCATTGTGATGTCACCGTATTCGGTAAAACCATGTACATGTTCTTGCCTGTGATGGACTATCGCAATAAAGCGATTGCTAAACCGAATGCATTTGATATCAATAAGGCCATGATGCGTTGTCTGGTTAAAGGCATTGCCGTACACGGTTTAGGTTTATATATCTATGCTGGTGAAGACTTACCTGAGGAAGAAAAGGCTCAGCAAACGGCAGCTCAACCTCAACAGCAGCAAATACCACAAAATCAACAGCAACAGCCGAACGCAGCTCAACAACTTACGGCTGAATTCCAGCAAGCACTGCAAGCCATTCAACATACACAGAATGAAGCAGATCTGGCCACAATCTATAAACGCTTCAAAGGCACCAGTTTTGAAAGCCAGATTGTGAAGGCATGCAAGGCAAAAAAGGACATGGAGGGATGGAGCGCCTGAGTACCTATATCTTTAGGTACGCTGCCAAACTACATGGCAACGGCACTCTAAGAGGTCGCATTGAAGCGACCTCTGCCCTCCAAGCCAAACAACGCGTCATGCAGAGCAATGAGCTGATTAAAGATGCTCATATCTCTTTACTCAAGAATCAGGCTTCGGCCCGTAAACAGGCTTTTGAAGTCATAGAGGAATTTATATGAGCTTCCGTTACTCATCCTCAGCCCGAACCCTGATTGTGTTCGGCAACCTGATGAACCATTACTACGACAATGTGAACCCGTCCCAAATCGACAACTTAGTTGATGAGGCGAAATTTAAAGAAGCGACTTGGAGAAAGTAAGGAAGACGTATGACTTGTCTAATCAAAGTATCTGAGTTTATTAAACGGGTTTATGGGGATCAGGATTCTACCCCGCCTACTCGCCAAACGATTGTGCGACAATGCCGCCTAGGATTATTGCCTGCTGAGCAGAAAGGTAACCTCTGGTATATCAAGTGGAACATCTACCAAAAACAAACTGGTGATGATCTTGTAGATAAGGTTTTGGGAAGTTAATAGCATGGCAAGACCACGCACAAAGCGAAACAAAGATTTGCCAGCAAATTTGTACCGAAATGGCGTAAGTACGTGGAAGTACAGACACCCAATAACTGGTGCATGGCATGCCATGGGTGCTGATAAAGCAAAAGCTGTCGCTGCAGCACGCAAACTAAATGACATTCTTACCCCAACAACGGATCTCATATCTGTTGTAATGGGTGAGATAACGTTTGGTGAATTTTCTCAAAAATTCTTATCTGAAAAACGTAGAAAAGATGGTCGCCCACTTTCACCTAACTCTATTCGAACTTATACGCATAGCCTTAGCCGCTGTGCAGAATGGAATGATAAGCCACTATCATCCATTAGCCTATTTATGACCAACAAGCTGCTTGAGAATTTACCTGCATCAACTAGCATTGAAACAAGAAGCTTATTAATTCAAATCTTCGATCTTGCAATCAGTAAAGGCTTAGTCACTGAGAATCCTGCAGCGCAAACAATTAAGCGTTTCAGAGTCAAACAACGTAAACGGCATACGCTGGAGGGTCTGGCAAAGATTCGTGATGTATCACCTCAATGGCTGAAAAATGCGATTGATTTAGCAATGCTCACGACTCAGCGACGCATCGATATCATTAATATGAAGTGGACCGATATTAAAGACGGTTATCTTCACGTAGCACAGGAAAAAACCACTGATGACCCTGAAGATGAATTTGAACTATTGGAAGGTGCAGGCTATGTGAGAATAAAGATAAATGGTGAATTACAGATAGTTTTAGACCGATGCAAAGATGACGTGATTAGCCCCTTCATCATCCATCGTGTACCGAAAGGAAAAACAAAAAATAAATGTCAAACAAAGGAACATTGGACACAGGTTGAAGCCCAATATGTATCACGTGAATTTTTGAAAGCAATCCAAAAATCAGGTGCGTATCCTGAATTAAAAGGCCGTCAGTTGCCAAGCTTTCATGAGATTCGTGCATTATCGATTCATTTGCATAAAAAAGCAGGTAAATCGGCACAAGCCTTAGCTGGACATGCAACTGAGAAAATGACAGAAATGTATGCATCTGGACATGAAATTATTTGGAATGATGCAGATATTGGGATTGATTTACCGTTTAAAAATAATTAATTTAAGAGCCACTTTAATAAGTGGCTCTTTGACTATACTGACAGCAAACTGTCTATCAAAACCATATACTAAGTTATTGTTTTACATAACTACCAAATGCACCATTTTTACCTAATTTTTATGCTCTTTTTATACTAATGATTGCATATAAATCAGCAACTTAATTTGTTTTTCAATAGCTGTTAAATAAATAGAGAGCATTCAAAAATCCTTAGCTAAGCTTCTGTTTTCAATTACTTTATATTTAATTTTGCAAAATGGATGCAAAACAAGAAACAATATAAAAACAGGACAAGGTGCGCATTTTAACAATTATGACAGCTTATTCAACGCTAATTCGCCATTAATTAGTGAAACTTACACGCTCTTGATAAAAAGCCTTCCGAAAAGAGCTCTTTGTTGATGCAGACTCAATTCTTGCCATCGCTATAAACCCTACCAACAACTCGTCTTTAGCAAGCCTTCATATGCCGCAATAGACACACAAATAATAAGAATTTTTTAACAAAGTTGTTCACCCTAGTTCTAAACTAAACTGAAGAAATAAACTCTGCTGTCGTTTTTAACTGAGCAAAAGCATTGCTTAAAACTTGGTTATGATGATCAAAGATTTGCGGAGCATTTAAAGCTGTTGAATCAGTTGTTGTGTGTGCATCTGAGATTAATATCACTTTATAGCCATTCCCTGAAGCAGTCCTAACAGTAGTATCAATACAATACTCAGTTTTCATTCCAGTAATGATGATTTCATCAACATTAAGTTTCTCTAACACTTCTTTTAAAACAGTATTTTTAAAGCTGCTTGGGTACATTTTTTCAATGACTGTATCTTTATGTGGATTAAAAGTTAAGTCTGTAATCAGTTGAGTATTCGCACCGTTTGGATCTAATGCTGTGCCTTTCTCACCGACATGCCGAATAAAGATAATTGGTCTATCATTCAAGTGGCAATATTCAATAAGGCTGGCAATATTTGAAAGTACAAGTTGAGCATCATGTGGCTTAGACTGGCTGTTAAATAGGCCATTTTGCATATCAATAACGAGTAAAGCCGATTTTGAGTTACTACTGAGTTTATCCATAATCTTTCTCGATAAAACCAATAATGAACAGAGAAAAATTAACCCAGCCATTATTGGCTGGGTTTGGTTATCTTATTAAGTCACTTTAATAAAAAATCACACGCAGCCTTGCTTAAAGGTTGTGGTGTTGGTCGTGATTTTATTCAATAAACAGTTCATCTGTTTTAACTGCCATAATTAAAGTGTGATTAACCATACCATAGCTTTTTCAAAAGAAACAAAGCTTTTTAACTTTTTTATTTTATGAAGTACCTTTTACTCTTCATTAGTTTTTACAGAAATACTTCATACTCAAAAGCTAATTTATTTAACCGAAAGTAAGTATTCGTATGCTGTTTTTTCATCACTCTGTAGTTTAATGACTGCATCAGTTTCATCATTCAAAGTAAGGTTAAATACCTGCTCACCATCATAAGAAATTTGATGGCCCATACGAAATTCTGAATCAAGTGACTCAAGAATAATAAAATTTCCTTCAATATTCGAAGCAATATAGTAAATATTGTTCCGATGAACATATCTAATTGTGTACATCACTATTTAAATTCCATCTAAAAAATTATGTTTTTTCTTAAATAATAAAAAAGCTCTCTTCCTCTTCTCAATCGGAAATAAAGCTAGCGAAAAAAGATCCGCCCTTCTTTTGATTTCTAACACTGCCCATTCAACGCTAAACCAATACTCAGATATTACAGAAATACTTAATAATAAAAAACCCCGCCATTAGTCGATACTAAGTCAGGTTTCTTGTACTGTCATATGTCTGCCAGAATTAACTCTCAAACGGGCTAACTGCTTTTAAATTAATCTTTACACTTAACTTTTAAAACGGCGGCTTTGGTATTCACTGGAATAAGCATTCCTGAATTGTAGACAGTATGATGATTTACGATTTTGTTATTACTATCCAACTCATCAAACCCTTTATTTTTACATATTTCTTCTGCTTTCCCGATTAACTTTGACCTCAAGGCTTCTCTTGAACCAAATGCATTACTTTGAGCATGAAGTTGGTAAACACTAGGATTCACCTCCACTACAGAAGGTGGAAACATTTGTAGGCAACCCGACAACGTACAAGCTGTTATTGCTAAAACAACTATTGATTTAGTCTTTCTCATTTACTTGGACTTAAAATAAAATAACTTAGCAAAACTAAAGTCTAGATATGACATTAGTATTTCAAGGTATAAAAAAAGCCCACTTTTTCAAGCGGGCCTTCCCCTTATGATTTTTTGCGCTGATCATTCAGGACTTTTGTTGTACTTAGCAACTTACGGATATTACAGAAGTATTTGAAAATAAAAAAGTCTATCAGAAGAGATTATTTACTATTTGGTGAAACCATTTTTTCAGGTTTAACCACTTCATCAAATTGCTCTGCCGTAACTAAACCAAGCTCAACAGCGACCTGCTTTAAAGTTTTATTTTCTTTATAAGCAGTCTTTGCAACTTTTGCAGAATTTTCATAGCCGATCACTGGATTTAGAGCTGTGACTAACATGAGTGAATTATGTAAGAAGTGATCAATTTTATCCTGATTAGGTTCAATTCCCACCGCACAGTGATCATTAAAACTATTACAAGCATCTCCAAGCAACTGAATAGACTGCAATAGGTTGTAAGCAATCACTGGCATAAATACGTTTAATTC